CTAATGTAACGGCTTCCTACTCCAACTACGCACTACTTCCGCAGCATCTCTGTTTGCCATTTTTCCTGTTATACTGCTTGATTCGCGTTGATTCTGCTGAAGTTGCCTAATCAGACTTTCTCTGGTAATCGTCACGTTGCCAGCCATCAAATCCTTAACAGCCATACCAATTGCATAATGGATCGGGCCCGACTTGTCTTTGCTCATAGCACCACCTTATCTAATGAGGTTCAGAACCTGACGAAGAAGACTATTCTAAGCTTCTCTGGGCTCATTACCTAAGCAAACAATACAGTATGGAGACAGATCAATATAGGCTACAACATTCAGTTTACAAGTCGACTAAACTAAATCAATAAGAACCTGACAACTAAAAACAGTTATAATTGAAATTGCTTTAGTATGTTTATCAACGATTATTTTTCTATCGTGTTTACAGAAAATATCAGTGCTAAAAACGGGATTGAGTCTGTTTAGAAGCCGGGAATTTCTTGTACAACGTACACACTGCGACGTCATAGATTATTGCCACCTGCTTTCTGTCCATTCCGTTCTCTATAAGCCTCCCCGCCTGCGCCCACTGCTCTGCTGAAAGTTTCGGCCTACGGCCACCGATGCGGCCCTTTGCGCGAGCAACCGCCAGCCCGGCACGGGTTCGCTCAACTATAAGCTCTCTTTCCATTTCCGCCAGCGCTGACATGATGTGAAATATGAAGCGTCCCATCGGGCTGGACGTGTCAATACTGTCTGTGAGGCTGCGAAAATGAACCCCACGCTGGAGGAACTCATCCACTAACAAAACCAGATTGCGCATGCTACGCCCCAGGCGGTCCAGCTTCCAGACCACCAGAGTATCGCCCTCTTTTAACTCCCTAAGCACCCTTTTTAGGGCTGGACGATTAGCAACAGTACCGCTCATTTTATCTTCGAAAATCTGCTCACATCCTGCGCTTTCTAGTGCCTGCCGCTGCAGAGCAGTGTTTTGGTCATTTGTTGATACCTTGGCATAGCCAATTTGCATATTTTTCACCCGATAAATCTTGCCAAAAAATCAGGTGAAGTTATCTGCATGGTATTTGAAGAGCAATCTCTCAAACCTCGGTTTAGCCGCATCCGGAATGAATACTGACATTACATCGGCAACAGGCCTCACGACTACGATCATGCGTGATCAGTGGGTACCTGATAAGGCGTTAATCGTTACGCTGGATGCTGGATCTAACGTTTCTTATAACAATAAAGCTGTTACTGCGAAAACCATGCACAACGGTCTGACGATGTACACCTCTTTCTGTTACTCCATTGGGGCCGACGGAACAGCAACAAATTCAGGGCCAGCCTTGATTTCAACTGACGGAAATAATTATACGAAATACTGGAAATTCCAGAATGGTTCCGGTGCTATCACTTCTCATGCAGGAACCTTTACCCCCGGTGTTTCTGATATTCGCGTTAAAAATGAAAAAAGGGTGATTACTGAACAGGAGGCGATTGCATTTATCAGTGAGTGGGAATCTATCGTTTATTCACTGAAGTGGACCCCCGATGCAATGAGAGTGGGTTTTCGGGCGCAGGATATTTATGAGCGGTTCCCCGAACTCATAGAACGGTCGCCGCTGATGGATGTTGATGGAGGCGGTATGATCGAGGACGGCATGATTGTTAATGTTGCTGAAACAGCGGCGGCTTATCTTGTTCCGGTAGTGCAGCAATTACTTCGCAGGCTCAAACAACTGGAAGAAAAATAAAAAAGTAAACTATCGCACACGTTCCCCTCAAAGATTGACTTTCAAAAGAACCATTGCATTGTAAAAGTGTGCGATAGAAAATTCTTATTAACTACTGTTTCTTTAATAGTCTTTCAATTTTAGCTTCCATTTCCTCAATCTTGTTTCCCATGAATACCATAGCGCAGGCCATGTCAGCTAAAATAACATTTGTATCAAGAGCTAATGTATCATCTTGATAATCAACAATTACTGAGGTTGGTGTCTCTGCTTCTTCTTTATCACTATTTTTCATTACCGTTTCGATAATGGGATTCCCAGGAACCAACTTAACATACTCCAGATCGATTTTAGCTAGATCCTGAGCAATTAAACCATATCGCTGAATTTCAGATCCTTTATATTTGAATGATGTAGGCATCCATTTCATGACACGGTCATAGCTTTCCTTGCCTTTTGTATATTCAATGTCTTTCTTTATATCTCGGTCTGAATTTGCTGCTTTTTGAAATATATAATTCCCTTCTAAATTTGCGCCTTGCCCCCATGTGGAAATGTCACCGTTATGTGTAAAAATAAATGCTCTGTGATAAATATTATCACCTAAAATCTTTATAGCGGCGCTCGCCCAGGTTGTGGCGCCATTTGCAATTGCTCCGAAGGCGGTATGAGTTTGATAACCGCCCGTAGCAATTGAACCACCAGATACTATTGGCGACCATCCACCATCATTACCTCTAACTATATTTGCAAAGAAAGGAACATTACTAGGCTCGCTTTCTCCACCCCATCCAGTTTGACCGCAATTACCACGAAAACCACGTTCCCCTGCATAGAAGTTCAGACCATTAGAGTTACGAATACCTGTAAGATCACCATCTTCTGATATCTGCACATAATTATTTTTCGCGTTACCGGCTGTATGGATAGTGGTTTTGTGAACTCCTGATTGTGTTTCGTGATAAAAACGACTACTCCCGGCAACGCTTGAATCAGTTGCTAACTGATTAAGCGTTAAGATGCCAGAGTTAGGTCCCACAAATCTGAGATCCAGGTTCGTAAAAGTCACACCATCTGATTTTCCTAAACCGAGGTTTGTGCGAGCGCCTGCCGCATCACTTGAACCGGTACCGCCGTCTTTAACTGCCAGCGCGCCATTGCTCCCTTTTTGCAGCAACTTACCCATCGCAGGAATGATTACGCTCTGGCCGTTGATGGTGACTGTTACATTCTGGTTGGCGTTCGTAGTGGCAAAGGCCTCCCAGGCTCCGATATTTTCATCATATTCGTTAATGAGCTGGGAGATGCTTTGTGCAAGGCCATCAACTGACAGGCTGTCCGTAACCAGAATACCGTAACGCTGGCCGCTAACAGCCGGTGATGCTGCAGGCGTAACGGTCAGGGAAGTGGCGCTGTTAATGGCCGTTATCTGAACGAGCTGCACCGGGTTGGATGCCACAATCAGAGTCTGGCCGATATGGATCTGACTGGACGGCGAAGTGAAGCTGGTCCCGTTCCCTGTAACCGTATTCCCGCTGAAAGAGATTGTACCTGCGTTATAAATCATATTTTCTCCGGACAATAAAAAACCCACCGAAGCGGGTTGTGTATGCAATGTTGTGTAAGACGGATTAAACCAGCCCGAGCGCATAGGGGTAGTACTGGTCGTAGATACTGCAGTCTATGTAACCGACATAGCCACGAATAGCCCATGGCTTTACTGCATCGGCCTCTTGTCCTGAGATTATGCGGCTTGAAAACACGTTCGCTATCGTCGCCTGCCACACCCCGTTTTTATATCCGGCGGCAGAACAACTGGAGTTCAGATAGCCGCCGCTTTTTGGCGATGCCGGATCAGCGGGTATAAAGACGACGGATGTCACGCCAGGTGTCACCGCCAGCGGCGTTGCCGATTCGAGATCGCCGGTCATCAGTCCCATATTGAGCGGCAGGCAGTTACTGTGCCAGACCAGCGTCCCGTCCCGGTAAACAAAAAAGCCCCAGTCCGGGATGTTCACCAGATAGTTTGAGAAAACGTAAATTCGGCACCCGGTCTGGTTTATTCCGGAGGCATTGAACGAGAATGCATGGTACCCACCGGAATTCACCACCGAATAAACGGATGTCGATAACCGCCCGTCGGCGTTCGGCAGCCGGTGAAACGTGACGATTTTATTGCTGACAGGGATCCGTGTCTGAATTAGCTGGCCGCCGGGCGGCACGTCTATGACGTCAACCAGACAGAACGGGACGAAATCCGGAGCCAGCTTTACCGTCTTGTTACCATAGGCGTCATATGAATACAGCGACTGGCCGAAATAGCTGCTGTCGGTACCAGTATTTGGCGTAGCCAGCACGACCAGTCGGACCGGAGTCGCCACGCTCCATGAAACGATATTCCCGGACACGGTTACCTGATACGGGTTATTGGTGGGAAGCGCGGAAACAGCCGTTTCGATTATCAGGCTGGCCTGGTAAGTACACCCGGCCGGGTAAGTTCTGCTTCCCGATCCGGAGATGTCGATAACGTCCATCACATAGTTGACCGCCATCGAGTTAATGGCATCAAAGCTGGTTCCAGCGATAAATGTCTGCATTACACTCTCTGCCCCATAACGGCTGCCAGGCGACCGTACTGGTCATACGAAATGATCCGGTTATTTGTAATAACCAGCCTGCCCTGGCCTGCTACCCCACCGTTTATCTCGATGGTCCCGTTTTTATCTATCCGCCATCCCAGGGTACCGACGACATAGTTTGATGACTGAATGTATGCGCCAATTTTCGCATTGGTGATCGTGCCATCCTGAATGAACGTTTCCCGGATGAAGGTCTGCCCGTTCTGAATAACGAATGGCAGCGATACAACGGCACCGGCCTGCGTGGTAACAGCAAAACGGTCTGCCAGAAAAATTACCTGTGATTGCATGCCGCCAGGTGTATTTTGTACCCCTATGCCCATACCTGCAGCGTAATACTGGCCGTTAGCGGCAACGCCAACTTTGATGTTATACATCGCGTTGAGATTGCCGTTTACATCTGCCACCGCCTGCGCTGTCTGGTTGATGGCAGCGGTCTGCCCGTTCACCGTCACCGTCAGAGAGTTAATCTTCGTGGCGGATGCCTGGGTAAAGTCAGCCAGCGTTTCCGTCAGGTCAGTCGCGTTCGAAACATTGCCACCCGCTGACGCATCAAGCGTCACCAGCGCGCGTGCAACCGCCTGGCTGGTATCCGCGATGGTGGTGTCGATGCGATCAATTTTTGCGACATTGCCGTTATTGGTGGCAGTCTGGGAACGGCGGGAAGTCACCTGCACCAGGCTGTTCTGGATCACGGCAATTGATGAGTTTTTGACACCGCCGGTCATGCCGTCCATCGAAACGGAAATTTCGTCGATTTTTACGGCGGCCTGTGCCAGCCCGTCAGCGTTCTCCTGAATGGCCAGCGCCTGCTGCTCCAGTTCGTCGGCGTTCTGTTTGATGTCGTTGGCCATCCCGGCAATTTTTTCATTACTGTCCACGGCGCTTTCTATCAGATCCTTGAACGTCCCGGACTCTTTGATCTCATCCAGGATCACGTCAGTAATGTCAGAAACATCAATACTGGCCTGACCGCGCACCCAGTCGGTATAACCCGACTCGTTACCGGTCCTGTCCACCAGCTGCGCGCGATACCAGAAAATCTGCCCTGCCTTCAGGCCCATCTGCTGATATTTACGGGCAGGATACGGCACATCTGCCAGCAATATCGCATCGTCTTCGCTACCGGTCAGGCTGTACTGAATTTCAGTTTTCAGCGTGTCTTCCGTGTTCTCCGGGAATCCCCAGTTCAGCTCAATGCCAAACACCACATTTTCGGACGCGATAAAGCCCACTGGCTTCGGCGGATTCCCTACCTTGCCCGTCAGCGTTTTTTCTTCCGAATAGCCCCAGCCGGATGAAATCTCAGCGGCATTAATGGCGCGTACGCGCACCAGATAGCGTCCGGCATAAATACCCGGTACGTCGAAGGACGTGGTGGAACTGCGCGGCACGTTGATCCAGTTCCCGTCATTGCGGCGCCACTGCGCTTCATAGGCGATAGCGTTCTGCGCCTGATCCCAGCTCACACGCATGGTTTCCACGCTGATATTTTGCTGTACCACCGAGAAGGAGCTGATCACGATATTCGCTGGCGGCGACTGGTTACCCGGCGGGATGACACTTACCGGGCGCTGGTCAATGATGGCACCGGTATCGATGCGGGCGTACTTATCCGGATCGTGCCATGCCCCCGCAATGGAAAACGTGCCATCGTTATTGTCCTTCACGCTCAGAACGCGATACTGCTGAGCATAGAGCTCGTCAGACTCAACCACCCAGACAGCCTCCGCCTGTGGCGTCTCGCTGTAAGCGGTTGTGACCGTGATGGCCTTACCATTCACCGCCTGAATGGTGCGACTCTGCGATGCGCCGGAAGGCAGGTTCAGGATGAGGCGGTCGCCGGCAGCGGCATCTGCTTCACGGTCAAGGGTAATAACCCTGCCATTTACGGCGCTGATACGCCCGCCCATGACTTTACCGGAGAGCATCTCGTCAGCCACGGCAATGATGTACCCGGGTTGCGGAATGTTCCCGTCCAGGCCGACATCGAACGAAACGATGCGATCCTTATTGTTGGTGAGGATGCCCCAACGACCTTTCCGGTTCGCCTCCGACTGCCGGGTGCAGCCGATGGCGGTCATTTCCAGCTGGTTGAAGCCATACCGTGCCACCAGCGACTGCTCAAACACCGGTTCCATCGCGTCTGCATAGGCGTTAGCCGGATCGGACCAGGATACCAGCGCCGTGGTGTAGCGTGTCTTTGTCGTGCTGCTTGAATAGGTGAACCGGCCATCAATCACGTTAGCGCGCGTGTAGCTGTAATCCACATCACGCGGCATGTCCGCCAGTGCAACGATCTGATCGCCGCCCCAGTAGGTCATGCCACGGAAGATGGCAGCAAAGTCACGCAGTACCGTATACGCTTCATTTCTGTCCTGCACATAAACGTTACAGGTATAGCGTGGCTCGGTGCCGCTGCCGCCTTTCCCGTCCGGTACCGGCTGATCGCAGTATTGCGCTACCTGGTAAAGTGTCCACTTATCGATATTCGCCGCGGTCAGGCGATCACCCAGCCCGAAACGGTCAGTCACCACCAGATCGTAAAAAATCCAGGCAGGGTTATCCGTCCACGCCCATTTAAAAGAGCCGGTCCATGTGCCGCTGTAACTGCGGGTTTCAGGATCGTAGGTGTCAGGAACGCGAATAACGCGGCCGCGCGGCTCGCAGGCGATCTGCGGAATGGAGCCGTTAAACTGGCTCGAGTCGAATTCAATGTACAGCAGCGCGGTGTTGGGATAGCGCAACTTGGCATCGATCACCTCGGTGAAGCTCTGCAGCGTCATCGTGTCGCCGATCTTCGCACTGTTTGCGTCAGCGGTGAGCTTGCGCAGACGAATAGTCCACGTGCTACCGGCCTGAGGTAAATCGATACGGTGGCTGCGCTCGTAACCTGACGTAGTTTTCCCGGTCACACTGGTATTAAGCACCGTCTTCCATGTGCCGCCGTCAGTCTGCAGATCAATTGCATAATTGATGGAGTAGCCCACCAAATCGCCGTCGTTTTCCTGCTTATACAATGAGGGCCACTTCAGGCGCAGTCGAACAGCAGAAAGCTGGGTATTGGTAAATGTCCGGGTCCATGCTGTGGCGCTTGATACTTCGGTACCCACACTGATTTCGTTCTCGGTACCGGGAATACCCTGAATGTATTTCTGTGCCTGAGTGCCGGGGCGAAACTCCCAGGTCACACCGCTGAAGTTCTGGGAGCCGTCAGCATTCTCGATCGCGGTACCATCAAGGTAGATGTCTTTGCCGGTTAACTGCCCTGAGAACTCCCCCTCTCCGAGAGCGATTAATATTTTCGCCTTCGCAACAGACTGGAGATCGTCAGGCTGTTCTGTAGGCGTGCGGGATTTAGAGCCACCGCCTTTGCGGCCCCGTATAGCGGTTGCGTTTACCATATTTCGCCCATAAAAAAAGCCACCCGAAGGTGGCCTGAATGAAAGGTTAAAGTTTACTGCTGATCTTCGACATAAATACCGGCAGAAATAATGGCACCGCCGATGCGGCGCTTACCGTAGAGAAGCGGGACCGGGTATCCCTGCGCTGCTGTGTTCGTTACGCCGCCGAACGCATAAGAGGCGCGGTTATCTGCATCCTGTTTGCTGGCCAGCCCAGCCGGCTGAGGGGAAAGCATTTGGATGACGCCACCTGCCATAAGTCCAATGCCAGCAGTTACCATCCCGCTACCGATTACCCCCCCCACGCCGGTCCACGAGGTCATGATACCGACAACCGCGCCTACCACTACAAGCACAGCGCCAAGAATTGTCTGCATCGCGCCCGCTTTTTTACTTCCGATAATTACGGGAACAAGTCGAATAATATCCTCTGTAACTGGGTAACCAAGATCATCTTCACCTATATTTTTCTTTCCCTTAAAAACCGCATAAGTAAGCCCCCGACGATCACTGGTTATCATAAACTTCTCAAACCCATTGATAGTTGCTGCTAAAGCTCTTGTAGCCTCATGAACAGTACTAATCAATCGATAATGGGTTTTACCAAATGTCTTACCTAAGATGCCCCCAAGTTCGATTTTAACCATGCTTTCGCTCATGCTTACTCCATAAAAAAAGGCCGCCTAGGCGACCTCGGTTTTGACGAACGTTTTACTTAACTTGCCACATCCGATACTGACCTGCAGCTCCGGTTTCTGTTTGGTATTCTTGATAATGGCCGTCAGCGATAATACTTAAAGATTTTCGCCATTCAGTTAACGCGCATTTGAATCTTACTGAAAGCTTATGATTGCCATTTGTTAAGTAAACATCTACATATTGATTTTGCTGTAACCCTGCCACTTCTTTTTCATCAACTTTCAAAACTAATGGACAGTTGTCACCCAACCCCGATCCAGAAAATTGCTGGATACGATGTACCCTTACTTTAGTAGCGCCAGTCTTGTTATTTAAAAGGGATGAATCATAAATAATGCTAGCTGCCTCATAAGTTTTTGATGCGCATCCAGATAATGCGAAGATAATGAAAACCAAAAATATTCTTTTCATATCTTTACCTTGATTATTTATATGATGATTGTGTAACAACTTTTTTACCATCAGGTTCAGAACATGAAACCATAATCACCCCATCGTTAGTCCAGATTTTTACGATGTATAAGACCCCAGTATTCACAACTTCTTGTGCCGGGTAATTGCCAGAAATTTGGCTATAAACGCTGTAAGTATCTTGCTTGCATCGCTCAAATGGCACCGACTCACTGCTCATTGTGATCGGTGATTCCTGTTCTGGGTAGCTTCCAGATGCGGCCATAGAGTTTAATTGCTCTTTTGTATACGTATTTGATGCAGCAACGCCAAAGGAAGCCACTATAAGCAATGCCAAAACTAACTTCTTCATATCCCTATCCTATCAGTAACATTTTCTCACATCCTATCAGGAAGTGATCACTTATCAACCGATGAGGTGCAATGTTGCGAGGGGTTGCATACAGAAAACCCGCCGGAGCGGGTTTGGTATTCGATGCAGTAATTAGCGCGTCGAGTTAGAAGAGCTTTCGAAGTTCGATGTTATTTACAGCCTTCCATGCCTCAGCGGGCCAGGACTTCACGCTCCCATAGGTTTCATCCGGTACATCTTTAGGGTGCATGCCATTAGCGGCGCACCATTTCTTCATCGGCCAGTGACTGAATGACTTACCAGTGACGCGCTGAACGGCTTTGATCGTCGCATGGTTTTTGCACTCCCCTAACTTATCAGCCAATGCGTTGGCCTTGCGCTTCTCGGCTGAAGCTGTAGCCATTGCCGTAGCTTCGCGTTTTTCTCCGATCCATGCTTTTGTTTCGATGGCCTGATCGCGCTCCATGGCAATCATTTCCTTTTCTGTTTCAGCCTGTACTAGAGCCAGAAGAGCTTCCTTGTAATTCCCCGGGAGAGTGTGGCGCTGGACTTTTTCTTCCAGCCTGTAAATGTGTTTAATTACCGTCATACGCAACACTGCGCTGTAGCCAGTAAGAAGACACTCGACGTGCGGTTTATCCAAGCGGAAGTGAGAAACATAACCGCGAGAATCGCAAGTTACATCCACGCCATCAGCAAGCTTAACCGTATGATTTTTCTTATGGTCCAAATCTGGGCCATCTTTATCAATGCCGTACAAATCACGAAGCATCTCCCAAATATCACGGATAACATGCTTGTGCTCCTTTTTGGTGAGCTTCGCAATCTCGCGGCTTGACATGGTGACATGCGATTTGTGGTCTGCTATCTTTAATGCAGTCATATACGTTCCTATACGTTTGTAGACTTCAGATGCCGCCAGCTCCACACTGGCGGTTTTTCTTTGCGCCATCCCATACGCCTATCAGTTCAACTCCCTCTTCGGAAGACCGCCTATAGCAGACCCGATGTTCTTGCCGTTAAAAGTAACGTTTGCTCCCCGCTGCACGGTCTGGTTATTGATTACGTTGCTCAGACTATCCATGAGGCGGCGAGCCAGATTCAGTTCCTTCTGCATTTCAATAAATTGCTTTGTGATACCGTACATCGCGTAGATGCGAATTTTTGCACCCATCACGTCATAACCGTCTTTTTCCAATGCATCTAAAAGCTCAAGCTCAGGCGCTCTGTTTTTTTCGTCCAGAATGACACGGGGTGTCATCCAGGCGTTGCCAAATTTACGATCATGGGGGTCGGCTGTTTCGACCGGGAAATTGTAATTTGCACGGCGCTTAATGGGAGATGCGCTTACCTCTTTGTCCATCACATCCAACGCCCAACGGCGGAATTCTTTAGCAACTGGAGTGTCAGCGAACATCGCTACCAGGTGCGCTCCACGCAGTGAGAAGCAACGAACCATCATATCGACATCACCAGTTTTCCTAACGACCCTCAACTTGAGGGTCGTTGTCATCGCTTCAGAAAACTCATCAGCGTTACGAGTGTAAAGCTGTGAAACTGCATCTGATTTTTTGTACTGTAACGCCTTCGCTAGCTCTGACGCCGTCAGCCAAATTTGCTTTTCGTGAACTACAGGATTGAAAACTGTACTGTGGAAAGCTAACTCTTTCTTCGCTATACTTTTCATGTCGATATTTCCTACGCTGGATTTGTTCGATAAGAGGCCCTGGCTATCGCAAGTAGCTGGGGCTTCGTCGTTTTTACGCTTTGATAAAACCATCTTCTTTTAAGCTCCGCTCAATACGCTTGATAACTTCGCTGTTCAGCGAGCGCCCCTCTTCTTTTGCTGCCTTTTTAATGATCTCTTTCAAATGCTCTGGGAAGCGGATGCCTGTTGGCGGGATATTGCGCGTTTGTTCCATATGGCCTCAAGTGGTTACATGATGTAGTCACACAAATACTACATGATGTAGCTATCCTGTCAAATAAATTTTGACTACATTATGAAGCCATGTTCAGTCTGCTCTGGAAACACTATGAAAGGCGCAAGTCTCATCGCACCATTCGGCTTACGTATGCCGGAAGAACTTAAGGAAAAAATCGCAGAGAGAGCCAAAGTTAACGGTCGCTCCATGAATGCTGAGGTTGTGCATATACTTCAAGAGGCGGTTGACGGCCGGATAAATCCTATAGCTGATGATGACGAAATTGAAAGAGTCTACGTTGAGATTCTGTCCCTTGACCCCAGAGAAATGAGTCAAGACGACTTTGACGCTAATAACGAAAAACTTGATTGGCTTATTGATGCTTTTATGAAGCGAATATCAGAAGACACGCAGAGATTTCAGTCTGCACTCCGCTTTAAGTCCCAAACAAAAGAGCTCCTTACCAGACAAATTCACCAGCAGGTTCTGCAGCAGGCTGATTACCCAAGCCCGAGCAAAATCTCAGAGAGCAACAAAAAAAAATAGTTTCATGATATAAAAAAGTATCATTAAGTAGCTCATCAATCTGTTAAAGAGCACCTGCTGGGGTCATTAAAGATCCATTTGATGCGAAAAGAAATGTTCTCGATGAAATATTACCCTTAGGGTAATAATCTTGTACTAAATAGCATTTATATAAAATTAAGCCCAACAGAGTGGCATCTGACAAACTTCTACGGAGAGAGCAATGTCCGAATCCAAAGCAATTTTCATCATCGTCTGGGTATTCACTTTCTTTCCTAGCTACAGGATGGCGAGGAAAGCAGGCTTTGGCTGGCCGATGGCTATCATCCTGTCCATACCGGTGATCCATTACATCTCGCTGTACTTCTTCGCCTTCAAAAAGTGGCCCGCCTTGCCGAATGCGTAACAAAAAGCCCACCTGAGTGGGCTACATTAATCCTTTGTACCGAAGCACCTTCATTGTCCGCTCTTGCCAGTAGCCGCCATAAGGTACGCGCTGGCTCAGGTGTCCGTACAGATGGTGCAGCAGCATGTTGCCTTCCAGCAGAATGCCTGCGTGATTCCACTTATCGGACTGGACCTGCATGATGACCATGTCGCCGGGTTGTGGCGGGCCGTCAAACTCACGAAAGCCGCACTCATACCAGCAGTCCTGATAGAAGTTGTCAGGATAGTCGTTTTCCCACCACGGGTAATCCACCCGGTAATCGTGCAACTCGATCCCGTGCGTCTGCCGGAAATAGCTCATCACCAGCCCCCAGCAATCGTACACGCCGAGGACAAACGGCCGCTCGATTAGCGGGATTTCTCCCCGCGGCATGATGGTTCGCAGATCACCTTCCGGCCAGCTGACGATGTGCCATGGCAGGCCGTTAAGGTCACACTGGGCTTTATCCGTTTCGCTCGGCTGTGTGGTTGCATCGGGATGACTGTGAACGACGGCTGTCACCGTTCCCCAGTCTTCCGCCGCAGCGTAATCTTCCGGCGACAGGTGAAAGTGTTCATTCGGCTCGGTAGCAAGGTTACGGCAGGGAAAATAGCGCTCTACCCGGCTCTTCTGCGCCACCACGCCGCAGCACTCGCGCGGATACTCAGCTTCAGCATGCGCCATAATGGCATCAATGGTTTTCTGACGCATATCAGCTCCTGATCAAAGACGTGCCCGGGAAGCCACCAAACGAAAGTTCGTTATTTTCGCCGAACCGAAGTTTGCAGGCCGTCAGGGTTCCGTTGCATTCGTCCAGCGAAGGATCGCTTACCGGATTGTTGTTTTTGTCGAAATAGCGCGTCCCGGCATAGTCGCACCCGTCACCGGTGCGGTACTTATTCCGGATGCACCAGTTGCACAGAGAATGGAGCTGGCGTGTGGGGATCATCAGCCCCTGCAGATCCATCGGGCTGGAGAGCGTGAATTCAACCACTTCGTCGGTTTCACTGCTCTTTGCATCGATGTAAAAAACTTTCAACTTCTCCTGCGTCGGATCGGCAGTGGCATTGCCGCCGGTAAAGTTTTTCGCATCGAGATATTTACCCAGGGTGTCATGGATCGTCACCTTCGCCTGCAGCATATCGTCATAGGCAAGACAAAGCGCCGTGATGGAGCTGTCGAGGTTAGCGACCGATAATTTCGGTTGCGCGCTGCTGCCACTGGTAGAAGCCTCGATCCCTTCAATCTGGCAGGGCCAGGCTTTGTATTCCTCGCCCTGCCACCAGATTGATTTCGCCGGCAGCTTATTTTCATCCCCACCAGCAGCGGTTATTTCCGCCTCAGTGTGAGCAAGGCTGTAGCTGTGAAAGCGCAGCACCTCGCCTGTACCGAAGGCGGTACCATCCACCTCGAAGAGCCTGACCTCGTCGCCAGGCTCAAGCTTCTGATAATCTGCGTTAAGACTCATGGTCGGAATGCCTGTATGAATGTCGCTTCAAGGTTGAACTTGCCGGCACCAAGACCGGTTGGTTTATAGGTTTCGCAACGATAAAGGCCCAGTTGCTCCAGCGGCGGCTTCCACTGAAACGCCCTGGTACCGCCGTGCCTGTCGAGAAATGCCTTTATGGCTAAGATATAGGACTCGCTGCCGGTGAAATTAAGCGTCCATTGCTGGTATCTGGGGTTTAGCCCGTCACCTGACACCTGCTCATATCCATCGCCAAACTGGGCTTTCCTTGTTCTGTAAGTCGTGTCGGCTTCAGCATTGACGCGCGGGCACCATGAGAAAGTTTCAATAGCCATTATTACCGGCCTCCTCGTGTCGCATTCCAGATGTCTCCGCCTGGCTTGATGTCCCGCATGAGATTTTGTTTGTACCGCTGATCCACAAACCGACCGATTTCAGCGCCGAACTGCTCCAGACCCGCTGAGGTTTTGGTAGACGTGTTGCCATTGCCGTCAATGGTGATATAGACCTGTGGAGCGGAAGATGCCGTCTGACCACCGCCGCCAACTGCACGAACGCCGAGGGAACCATCCGGCGCACGGGTTAACGGCATGATGGCTTCTGGACCAGCCTCGCCCATGATCCCGGCCCCGCCTTTTGCAAAAGCAAACACGGTCGGGTTCCTGACAATCCCGTTACTGAAGGCGCTCAAGGAAGGCGAATCGTAAACTCCCCCCTTAGCGTTAAACTGGAAGTTAGATCCATAGCTGGATACCGCAGTGCCCGTGCTGGCTGCCGCGCCAGCACCACCACCGCCGAAATAGCTGGCCACGCCACCAACCAAAGAGCCAAACAAGCCCGAGCTGGATGAACCACCGCCCATCGCGCTTACCACCGCCATCTGCAGCGCCACCTTTTCAATGATCTGCAGGACGGAGACGCCCCAGGCTTTCCAGCTGACTTTATTGCCTTCCAGCATTGATGTTACGTTACTGAAAGCGCTGTCCATGGTGGTCTTGACTCCATCTGCAACGGTACCGGATACGTTGCTGATTTCGTCGAACCAGTTGGCATATCCGCGTGATACCCCGGACATCCAGTCAGACTCCGCCGCTGCGATAGCCTTATATTTTTTGTCGAGAGCATCAAGAGCAGCGGCTCGTTGGGCTATGGCTTCGGTGCCACCATCTGTTTTGGCAAAAACACGGTCAATCTGCTGAGTTTCATCGAACCGGCTTCGCTGGCGATCACTCATGCCTGCGGTGTCAGTCGTGAGCGTTGCCTCGTCCCTGAACTTCCTGGCTGCGTCTGTTAAATCCTTCAGTGCGTCAGCCTGTTCACGCTGCTTACGAACGTTCTCATCTGCCTTCTGGTTCCACTTTGCCAGCTCGGCTGACGCTGCCTGAATAGCGCGGCGCTGCTCGTCGGTCCATTTAGTCCCGGCCTGATGCGAGGCGGCGTAGAGTTCTGAGGCTTTTTCACCTTCTGTTGCGCGCACACGTTGCACGTCAATGGCCACGCTCAGATCGGCCATTTTTCGGGAATACTGCTCAGCGGTACTCGTCGCTTCGCGCTCAGCTTTACTCTGTGCATTAGAGGCGGCCGTTGAAGCCTTTTTGGCCTCGGCTGACGCCGCATCCTTTTTGGCAGCCTGATCCTTGTTGTAGATGTACTGGGTATACAGCGCGCCGGTTAGCTTCAGATCTTCTGCTTCGTAGACGTGCTGCTGATGGAGTTTCTCTAAACCGCTGAGGCTGGCCAGCTCGTTATCGCGGCGTGAACGCTCCAGCGCGGTTTGTTGCTGGGGCGTTGCGTTAACCAGAGAAACAACGGGACCGGCATACTGCGGCGGCTTCGCGCCAGCGGTCGCCGACATTGACCGGTTGAGCAGGTCATAGGCGCCTTTCAGAATGGAGACGGCACCAGCCTGTTCGATAGCCTTTTGGGTTGCCAGATCGCTGGCATCATTCACCAGCTTCTGCGTCTGCCCTACCTTTGCGGCGGTCTGTTCGCGCTGATACTCAAGCTGGTTTAGCTTATCGGTCAGCTCGACGTTTTTGGCCGTAATGTCAGCCTGATCCATAAACGTGTTGATCAGGGTCAGCGTCGGGTTTCGGTTGTAATCCTGCTGGATCTTGTCCATCGCCCTGAGGCTGTCTTTAACCTTCGCGATCTGAGAATCCAGATCGGCCAGGTCCTGCTTCTGAGCCTGTAATGAAGAACGGGCATCGGCAGCAGTTGAGCGAAGACCAAGCACCGACATTTTTTGTAGCTTTGCGTTGATCTCGTCAAGATTATTGGCAAAGCCCACCGCCTCCCGGTGTACCTGCTGCGTGTGCTGATACAGGCCGTACATCGCCGCGCCGGCACCAATAATTACTCCCGGCCACCCGCCGAGAATGCCCAGTACGCCGCTACCCAGCCGTGACATAACCGAGGCGGTATTGGTGAGATTGTTAACGGCAGAAGCCCGGCCAGCAAGAGCGGTATTAAGCGAGGCCTGCGCGGCGGCAAGATTCCGCTCTGCAACAATCTGTGCCTCAATGCTCGTCGCCGCTGCGCGTGCCTGTTGTGCCCGGTAAACCGCCTGGCGGCCAGCCGCTACGCTGACCTGAGCACCGCGAACCTGCGCCTGCGCCAGTGCAACTTCTGCGGCCGCGTTGGCGAGTACCGCGCGCGTAGACTGGCCCACGCTGCCGACCATGTTGCCAAAGTAACGGGCCAGACCTACGCCCACCAGCAGCCCCGCGGTATTAGCCACATCGTCAATATTCGTCGCCAGCCCATCCAGAATACCGGAAAGCGTGGAAGATGCGCCGACGGCATCGTTAGCACCACCGACCCAGGCAAGAAAGGCGTTCTGCACTTTCTGTGCAGATCCGCTTATAGAGGCCGGGAGGGTGTCAAATTCTTTGCGCAGTATCTCCACGTTGGTCAGCAGCGGGACGATCTTGTTTGTCGTCAGCTCGCCGTTGTTTGCCATATTGCGCAGACCGCCAACGGTGGTACCAAGGCCGTCCGCCAGCAATTTCGCCAGGCGGCCGCCGTTCTCCATGATGGAGTTAAATTCCTCACCACGCAGGACACCTGATCCGAGCGCCTGGCTCAACTGGGTGATCACCGAGCTGGCCTCTTCCGTGCTGGCGCCAGATAATTTCAGGGAAGTAGCAACGGTTTCGGTCACCTTTGCCACGTCTGAGGAGGCATAGCCAGCGTCCCGCAAAGACTGGGCGATACGACTGTAAAGGTTGCTGTTTGCTTCGAGTGATGTACCGGTGCGCTGGCTGATCTCCATGAGCACGCGCTGGGAGTGCGCGTAATCTTCACTCGAAGACGACGCCAGGCGCAGGCGGCCGTTAAGCTGGTTCCAGGTGTCCGCATAAGCAATTAGCTGATTGGTTGCAAATGCCCCCGCCCAGGCCCCGGCAAGTTCTGTCGCTGAGGATCGTACTGATGCCAGTTGGGAATTTAGTTCTGCAAGAGATCGCTGAGTTTCACGCGTGGCCGCTGCAGCTTTTTTCCCGCCCTGCTCCATAGTGCGGTAATAATCCGTTCCCATACGGGACGCTCTGGCGATCTCAGTCTGGAAAGAAGATGAGTTCGCCGAAATTTTGATGATTAGCTCGCGCAGCGTTGCCATATTTCACCCATAAAAAAGCCCGCAGCCGCGGGCGTCAAAGACTGGACATCCATTCTTCAAGTTCAGAGACATCAGCGCCTTCTTCCTGCTCACCCCATTTCAGCATCACATCAGGGATAGTGAATTTCCCACCCTGAGAGTTCAGGGTTGCAACAGAGATCTGCGCCGCCTGCGCATCGGCGCGCCAGTCGCCAATGGGGCTGATGCGATCGAACTCGATCCACATCTTCAGCTCACTGGCGGTGATGGTCTGGCGTAGTTCGTGGAGGGTGCGCCCCAGCCGGAGCGCCAGCGACATCAGAAAGAAGGTCAGCGGCTTCTTTACGGCTTTCCCGCTTCTTCCTGACTCATTCCGAGGTTGAGAGCCTGTGCCAGAAGGCGGGAGTGGACCGGGCCATAAATTTTAGAAACCTGCTCCTGATCATCATCGCTGAAAACGCGATCGCCGTTTTCATCCAGCAGAACGTCAATGAAGAGAACGACATCGGCCTCTTTGTTACGCAGGAACTTCTCCGCCTCAGTCAGCTTCGGTGCCTCTTCCCCTTCGGCCAGTTGCGGATTAACGATTTCCCGGAATTTCACCCAGGCATCCCCGGACGGTTCGCGCAAAGTGACCTGGGCACCGTCCCACTCGGGCACGGTAACACCCGGCTTTGTGCGGTAGGCTTTCGATGCAGTAAGCGCCACGTTGCGTAATGAATTCTGTGATGTTCTTTGCGCCATTTCATTTTTCTCTTGTTACATGGTCTGATGGATAAAAAAGCGGCCGAAGCCGCTCAGGAACCAGATGCGTAAATGCGCTTAGGCTTGCCGCGAACACGCAGCGAATAGGTCGCACCAACAACCGAAGAGGTTGCCGCAGACCAGGAACTCTGACGAACTTCCACCAGCACATAAAAACCGTTGCCTGACGGGAACACCACGCGCAGCGCGCGCAGTTCGTCATTTTCGTAAGCGGTCTGAAGTGCTTCCTGTGCTGCTTCATCACCAACCCAGTTACGGTTGATGCTCATTTCAGCAGGCGCGGCGAGGCCGTTGGTTTGCTCCTGTTCAGTTGAGCACAGCGTGGTAACGTCGATGTCACCCTTCTGGCCGCCGGTAAAGGTGATTTCCTTCGTCGCACAGGCCGCTTCCAGCCAGGTAATTCCGGCGCCCGGAAAAGTGGGGGATGTAAAATCCGCAGCTGTTACAGGCGCATCGGAGACGGCAACAGTCATTCCCTTTGTGACTTCATATTTACTGCTCATGATTTCTCCAGATAAAAAAAAGACCGCCGGAGCGGTCTGTGACGGTGAGCGAGCCTAAACGATTACTCGAAATTCAAGCGTGGCCCGGTGATAGTGCAGATCAGGCTCATAGCCTGGCGTCTTAACGATGTTTTCTGGTTTCAGTACCTGCAGGGCATCCAGCGCCATATTCCTGATCGTGCGGGCTTCGGTGATTGTGCGGGAATAGACATCAACCTGAACCGAAACAGCCGACTCAGCCTGACCACAAAGAACGTCAGCGGCCACATCAGTGATGATCGAGAAAATTACCCACGGCGGCGATACAGAAGGATTCCCGTCACTGCTGAGCGGGGCAACGTAGGGATAAACCTGCCCTCCGGCCAGCGGCGCCAGCAGAGGATAAAGATCGTCTTCCGTCATTTTCTTAATGTCTCGTCAATGGCCTGGTTCATGCGTCTGAATGCCACCTCCGTCGCCTGCTCCTGGCGAACATCAAACGCGGGACGAATGAAAGGATGCGGCGGCATGTTAACGGTTCCCATTTCGACGAAGCGCCAGTAAAAGGCGTTTCTCGGGTTATTCGCCTTCATCGTGTTATCGCTGTTGCCGGTGCTCGGGTTGACACCACGAATATGAACGCCGGAAGAAATTTCTCCGCGGCGCCGTGAGCGCTGAGTGAGGACAACCACGTTTTTCTTCAGTTTCCCGCTCCGCTCAGGCGCACGTGCGATCACCTCCTCCTTAAGCACTTCGGCCCCGGCGCGCGTGGCATCACGAAGAACTTTGTTATTTTCAGCACGGCTAAGCGCCTCCAGATCTTTGGAGATATTATTCAATCCGGAAAAATCGAGGCTCGTCTCAATCATTTTTCGGCCCCCTGCTTGCAAAGGATTTCCAGCAGCACGCAACGGCTATCGGGAATAGCCGGGCCGACAACATTCAAAATCGCCCCCTTGTACGCCCCACTGAGCACTTTAAGCCGCGATGAAGCGGTTATATCCCGCCTGAAACGTACCCAGATACGGACTGTTGCGGGTGCAGATTCCGCTCCAGAAGAAATTTGTTCTCGACCACTGATACCCTTCACTTCGGCCCAGATGGTTTTTCCTTCCTCCCACTTATCTATCGGTTGTCCAGTAGAATCCCGGCTTGAAGTGAAATTCAGGATAGTGATTCGGTCACGCAGTCGTCCTGCCTGCATAGAGCCTCCTCGCTACAAGATAGTTGGCCGTCGAAGATCGTAGATAAGCATCGTGACGGAATACGGAAGTTCACCCTGCTTAAGTTTGTCCTCCTCCTCTCCGCCCCGGTTGCGGTCCAGCCAGCCCAGCAGCATTAGCAGAGCCGTCTGGGTCCGATGCAGAGGTTCGCCTTCAATCAAATCTCCGCTGGGTTTGACGATTTGGTCGCGGCTTCCCTGAACGTAAGCGAGAATAGCAGCGCTGCCAGCCTGAATTTTCATGGTCAGATCGGCATTGCCGGCGTCCTCATCGGCGTCAATGCGCAGGTGCTCTTTCGCCTGTTCAAGAGTGACAAGTTCAATCACGTTTTATCCCTCCCGTCCCGACCGCGCTTGGTCGCGAGCGTCCAGCCTTTTGAGCCAGTTTCGCCAGGCTTGTCCTGTGTCTGTTCGTCGCAGTGCCAGAGCGAACCGCCCCACGTTACCGTATCGCCAGGCCGGTACTCATGGCCGGATTTGAACACGCCCTTATAAATCATGACCGACACGTCAAACGTTTTGGTTTCGCTGCTGCCGCTTGTCCGGTTAACCGTCAAGGTGAAACAACGCTGATCGGAGCGTTCAATTTCCACGCCTGCCACACCATCAACTACACATTCCCAGCCGCGCATGCCGTGCGTTTTCTCGTAGGATCGCCAGAGGCCGCCTTTATGTGTTGCATAAGAGCCGCGCGGGTAACTTTTCCCTTCGTCAATGGATGGTAGGATTTCGAGCGCCAGCGCGTCGCGGCCATCTTCCCCGTCCCTGCCGGGCTCAGCCGGAGGGATAGCAGCGACAGCCTCGCCTAAGAGCGCTTTTACATCAGGCAATACCGGCATTGCCGCAGCAACGAGTTCCTCCAGCATCGGCTTCACATCTTCGGCAGTAACGCTTTTCCCGTCCTGCGGAACAGGGATAGAACGGAACGCATTACTCACCGCCTCATCCACCGCCTGCTTCAGCAACGCCGGATCATAATCTTTACCGTCTTTTGGTGTCGGTATAGCACTGAACGCTTTATCGACCATCTCCTGCAGCATCGGCTGAACGTCGTCTGGCGTCAGACTTTTGCCATCCTGTGGAGGCGGGACAGCGCCGACCGCTTCCCTTACCAAAGAGGCAATGTCTGGCAACTGAGGTAATTCTGGTGTGGAAAGTTCCGCCACAGCGCTTGCCACCATGGCGGAAAAGTCAGGCGATGGACTGTCTTTTATTTCTGCGATGGCTTCGGCAAGCTGGCTCAGCTTGTTTTCAAAGGACTCGCTTTGCGCCTGAAGGCTTCTGCTGAATCCCTCACGAATTTCAGTGAGCACCTGACCAAATTCCTCACCCAGTACCTTTATCAGGGATAATTCGCGTTCGTTCATTTGATAAGTAATCCTCTGATCATGGCTTTGGCCGCTGACTTCTCTGCATCAGACAGCGCCTTACCTTCATCACTGGCTGTTGATGGCGGCGATGACTGGCTGGCTTTACCGAAGGGATCGTCTGACGCATCACGGCGAGCCAGTGCGCCCAGACTAAAGTTCTGCTGTTGCAGGTATAGCTCATCGCCGCCAGTGACCGGAGGCAGATTTTCACTGCGCCGGGCCTCATTCGGGGTGAGAATAGTGTTTTTTACACCTTCCCCCAGCGTTTTGATCCGGCGTTCGCTGTCCATACGCAGAAGCGCGCTCACATCAAACTCGGTACCGGTATCGCCTTCCAGTTCAAACGCTTCATCCAGCAGCAACTCGATCGACTCAATCAGCGTCTGCAGGCACTGTGAGTAATACTGCTGCTCCAGTGCCTCGATGTTGTCGTAAGAGGGAAGCTCACCAATTCCGGCTTTGTATGCCGGGACATGAAATGCCGAGCAAACGATTTTGGCTGACATCTGAAGCTGCTCAACCACCTTCGCATCATCAGCAGACATAGAGACCGGATTGTACTTGGCACCATTGCTCAGCAGGCCTGTTTTACCTGCATTCTCACCTGTATAGCCCGTATCCCAGTTCGCTTTAAGGACGCGCGCGTTCTCCTCGGTGATGTTGCCAGGCACCTCGATCACACCGCTCGGCTTACTACCGTTGCGGAAGAAGAAAGCTGAGTTTTGCTGAATATGATGGCCCTGCATCGCAGCCAGCCCGGCAGCGTAGATGGGTGAAAGTCCTACAAGCGGATGAAACAGACAGTTGAAGCGGTCATGAATAACCTCACGCGCCGGCACGGTTACGGATGATTCCACGCCCGACAAGTTGTCAGGGTTAATCTGGTAAAAAACGGAACCGTCGTCCGCCACCAGTGGTGTCACTTTGTTCCAGTCCAGAATGCGAAGCTCTGTGATTTCGCCACGGGTATTACGGATCTTTAGGGCGACAGTGTTACCGTGGCAAAGCTTCGAGTTAAGCCAGCACTCAAAAAACTGAATGCGGTTCTGAAATGCATTGGGCCGTCTGTAAATCGCTGCCGCTTTACCGCTACTGCTTTCTTTCCAGATACCGTTTGAGTCACGGCGCATCATTCGCAGCGGCATCTTGGCAATATCACTGGCAATAAGCGATATGCAGGAAAACACAGCGTGGAAGGAAAGCACGATGTTCTGATTAATTTCGAGGTTACGCTGCCACGCACCGGCAAAGGGTTCACGGACAAAACTTAACAGTGAGGTCCATGCTCCCTGGCTGGCGGGTTGTTGCAGCGCCTTTGCTTTTCGCCTTAAAGGATTCCACATCAGCCGTCACCCGCGTTATTTTTCTTTTTCCCGCCACCAGCCCGTCTCGCACCGGTGTACTCAGCTTTACTCAGGAGTACCAGCACCCTTGCGCACTGGTCATCCACGGTTTTTTTATCACCGGGCATGGAGTCATGCGTGCGTTGCAGATATCTGATTTTTGCCATGCAATATGGCGGGGTTTCCCCCGCCCTCCGGAGTTGATTAGCTGGTCTGGGTGGTGCCGTAGTTCACGCCGGAGATTACCGCAACGGCAGCCGTACGGCGGCGCTTCCAGTTGATCCAGCGCTCGGCGCGGATAGCCACGCTGTTGGTCTGGAACATGGAAACCAGCTCAGTACCCGTGCCGTTTACGCTGTCCCCGGTCGGTTCGCTCTGCATTTCGAGTGACGCTTCACGTGACATATCCACCGCCACGCCACCGTCGTCCGCCAGATAAATATCAGGCGCGTTGAGGAGCGTAAGGTTGGTACCAGCGTACTGGGAAACAATCGCCGGAAGTCCCTGGTAGGTGCCGCCCAGCAGTGTCATTTCCGGGTACATCTTCTGCCCCAGCGCGTTTTTCTTCATAGACAGCGCCAGCGCGTTAGTGCTGGACATAATCCACACCCCGCCAGTTGGCTGCAGGTTCGCCGCGACAAACTGAGCGAATGCGGCTTCTGCGTCTGCATCCGGATCGCCGGTAGAAGGAATGGCTGAAATACCGTTAGTTACTGAGGCCGGAGAGACGTTTGCGACTTCTGCCTTTGCTGGATTGATGAAGTCAGTATCGAGACGCGCAATAACAGCTTCAGCCAGCGCGTTACGCACCAGCGCGTCCGCCGCCGGGTTAGAGAAACGGATCAGTTCGTCGGTCAGCACCGCGATGGCGGCCACTTTCGCAAAGCTGAAGGTGATCGATTCGAAATCAAACTTCGTCAGCGGCTTCGCCTTACCCTGACCTACCCAGTTGGCTGAACCGCCGGAAGTCTGCGCCGGAATGCGGATATTAAATGGCACCCGGCGCAGCGCCGGGATATTACCCTGTCCGAAGCGGCCAATAATTGTCTGCGGACGCAGAAATTCCACGAAGTCCTGAGCATATTCCTGATATTCAACCAGCGAGCCAGCCCAGGTTGGATCGGTGGTTGTGCCTGCGCCGACGGCTGCTTTGAGGACGTGATGCAGTTTCGAATCATCCGGGTACTGTTTACGGGCGATTTCCAGCGCCTCGGAGCGGCTGCCGTTCGCAGCGGCCAGCGCCTTAGCAAAGCGCGCAAACGCGATCCCCTTTTCCAGCTTCTGCTCAACGCGGATGATGCCCGGAGCGCTGGTCGTCACCACATTAATATCACCACTGGCGGCTTTGCTGACTGGTCTGGCTGTCTGGGCCATGCTGGATTCCATGTCGCGCAGGCGTTTCAGGTGCGCATCCACGGATTTAATTTCAGCGGAGGTGTTGTCGTAGCCCTCTTCTTCTTCACTGTCCAGGGTACGGCCGTCTTCGGCAGCCTTGGACATAATGTCAGAGAGGGAAGCCGCCAGCGCCGCACGCTTCGCTTCAAAGCTTTTGATCTGTTCTGCGATATTCATCGGGTCGTTTCCTTTTTTGATATTGGTTTTGTGTGCTGTAGCGCCAGCGGATTGAGTTGCTTTAACCACCGGTTTCTCATTGCCTGCCGCGGCGAGTAACTGGCGGTCGAAAGATTTAACGGTATTGATCGAGCATTCGGCATTTGCCGGAATGGTCACTGCCGATACTTCCAGAAGATCCCAGGACAAAAAGCGGATACCGCCTTCATCCAGAAAGGAGTATTCGATCGGGCGAAAGCCGATAGAGAGCCCACGAACCAGCCCGGCTTTAATGGATGCCCAGGCCTCATCGAGGCGGGCCACTAACTGGGAAGGCATATCAGGGGTTGGCTTCACCAGTTTTGCAGTGATTTCCAGCCCGCCCTTCACCATTTTTGGGGTGCAGGTGCCGATAGGTTGTGAGCGGTCATGCTGCCAGAGGAACGGGGTGTCGCTGCGAAATTTTGCCCCCTCCGGCTCCATAATGTCCCCGTCACGGTCAGGCGATGGCGTGGAGGCGATGCCGGTAATAACCCGCGCATCCTCGTTTACTGCCTTCACCGTCATGAGGGTGCATGCGCGATTAAGCGTCATTTAGCTGCCTCCTGAAACGAAAAAACCCGCCGGAGCGGGTCGTTAACTGACGTAACTGTCATATGAAAAGTACCTGGTAGTCCTGCTTTTTCGCCTCAGGGTTAAGGGCCATCAGCGAGACAGCGTTAAACAGCGCCATCAGCGGGTCAATCTTGCCCTTACCGCTGGCCTGTTTGGTGATGAGAATGGCGTTACCCTTCGGCTCAACCCTGGCATTACCCACGCACCAGGCCATCAGTGGCTGTCCGGCATGGATCAGCACTCCCTCGGCAAGCTTGCGCTCTGTGGTTTTAATCGCACCGCCGAGACGCCAGCCCTGACTCACGCCCACCACCGCATCGGCGGGAATGTCCGCCTCAATCAGCGCGTCGAGAATTTGTCCGACCCCTGACGGGTCAATGCCTATCTTGTCCAGCAGCTCAGCGACGTGGATCCGGCTGACATAATCCGCCACTTCTTCGGTATCCTGACCGACGCGCTTCACAATGGTAAGGTCGCCGGCTTTCACGAAATCGTTGAATCTTGACTCTTCACTTTTGCGACGTCTGATCGCTATTTCATGCGCCCAGGCATGACACCAGCACAGCCATTCGCGCGTTTCCGCGTCACGCCCGATAGCTGAAAAGCCAAGCAGATCATCAAGCCCGCCCCCGTCTATACCGACAGTGATGACCTCGGCGCGACGCAGTAGATCTTCAAAACTCACGCGCTGCGCCTGCTGCTCCCAGAAATCAACCCCCGCCCAGCGGTCGGTTCGCAGGTTCAGGCCGATCTCAATGTTGAGGTGCTTCGCCAGAAACTGCTGCAGCGTACCGTCAGTTTTTGCCTGGTTCTTGCGGAGATTGTCGGCTATCCATTCGGGGCTGACGGACAGGCCGATGTTGGGGTTGGTGATATAGAAATTTTCAGGTGCAAGATAGGCCTTACTCTCGATCATGCTCTCCGGGTACTCATAAAGAATGCCCAGCGTTTTCGGATCGATGATTTTACCGTCGCGCACATCGCGCCAGTAATCGAGACGTTCTTTAAACACGCCTGCCGGTGGTTCATCACTCTGCGTGGTGAGGTAGATAACCCATCCTTCATTACGAGATACCTGTCCGCCAAGTGCTTCCATAAACATGGCTTCAGCGTTAGCGCGCTTACCGAACAACCAGAGTTCGTCCACGAGGATGCGCCCGGACTTTTTACCGGACACAGTGTCGGTATCCGCGGCCACAACTTTTAATGTGTTGCGCGTCACCCGGTGAGTAATGGTACGGATATGATCCTGTATCTGGAACATATCCGACAGTTCCTCGTCGGCGCGGATCATGCCGGCTGCAGGCTTGAAGCTGTTATCGGCGACTTCCTTGGTTGGTGCCAGGATCAGGTGCTCCTCGTCCTCGCGCCAGCAAAGGATTAACGCGGTCAGCATAATGCCCGCCGCAATGGTCGATTTGGTGTTCTTCTTGGAAATCAGCAGCCCGTACTCCCGGATCAACTGGTTTCCCGTATCAGCCTCATAACCGCCGAAGATGGCTTTCACGAAGTCAAACACCCAGGCCTCAGAGCACTCACCGAACGTGGGTTTGCCCGGCAGGTCGGAAACACGCAGTTCACGGAAAATGCCCAGCGCCTGCTCTGCCTGGTCAGGAAAGATTGGCGGCGGAATAATGGACTCTCCGGCAACCAGATGGGATTCCCAGTCGGGGCATGCTGTTGTCCACTGTGCCATGATTTACCCTCCCTTATTATTCACCACCAGTTTTGGCGGCGCCATGGATCCAAACTTGCTGGCACCCGCGGCAACCTTCGCGGCGGCATTTCGCGCCTCTTTTTTCCCTGTTTCCCCCTTTTTAGGGTGAATGTAGGGCAGCATGGCCTTCGCAGCATCTTTGCGTACATCAATTTCTTCTGTGGCATCGTTCATCACGGACATCAGAAATTTGAGTGGATCATCAAAAGCACCCGATGTTGGGTGAGATTCCGGTACCGGGATTCGTTCCGTGTTGTTTACTGCTGGGGTATAAACATTTCTCCGGCAGGCAGGTTCATCGTCTGTCTGAATGACCTCTCTCTTTTTTCTGTCGATAAAGGCGATGACTTCCGGGTCTTTTGCCAGCTGCGAACCCTTTGAGCGCGCGGATTTCTCTGAATAACCCGCCTGAATTGCCGCACCTTTCTGAGACATACCGGACATCAGCGCCACCGCGAATTTCCGCTTCTGCGCTGTTAACATGTTTATACCCTCCAGAGGGGAATTTTTTCTGTGCGTGAGAGGGGGTGCGGTGTCCAGCGCGAGCGGCGTTTATAACCGGTCATACCCCCCCCGGTTGTTGAGAATGGATCTCAATCAAATGATAATAATTTCAAATGCAGCTATTCTCATCTGCATGCGACATGCTTTGTCATCTGGTTCAAAGTGCTATGAAACCATTACCCTGATCGCCTTCCGGCACGGCATGTTTCACCGCTTCTTCATCAGGCTGACTTGCCGCCGCTTCGCGCGCAGACTTCCCGGCATGGCACTCTACGCAGAGCGTCCACAGATTACGTTCTGAGTTGTCACCACCGAACTGAAGCGCGATGCGGTGATCCAGCTCACTCTCGTGCAGGTCAACAGCACGTGAACACATGCAGCATCGTCCTCCATCACGCACCCAGATTCGACGCTTAAGGCCGACACGGGCACTTCCGCTGATGCGTCGTTGCTCACCGTATACAGGCTTTATGCGGCTCGTATCGATAACCTTCAGGCGTGGCTTTAATGTGGTCAGCTTAGCCATGTAACCTCCATGCACGCCTGCGCTCGTGGCGCGGCTGGCGGTCAGGGTGCTTCTCTACCGGATCACCATCAGCATGATCCACCAGCGAGAAGCACGGATAAATCACCGGGCCACCGCAGGCATCGCCCACAGCATAATCAGCAGGCTTACCCGCGTCCCAGCGCGCGAGGATCTTCAGAATAAGCTTGGGGGGTACGCTGTAGCACACAGCGTGCACCAGGCGCTGCATAGTGATGTGCTCGGCCCTGTCCCGATCGGCAGTGATAAGCTTCGTTGCTATCTCCAGTTGATACTGCGGCGGCCGGCCGGTACCGAGATAAAAGCTCAGCATGTCGTCAGGGAAACGGGCCAGCCAATCGAGCACCTTTTCGGTGAAGCCATGCACCAGAAGCGCATCGTCTTCCAGCACCACTACCCGGCAAGGTTGCTCAGCGGCCCATTCGATAGCGCGCCGGTGATTCCAGTTCGCTCCGTGATTCCCCTCATCGATAAGGAGGTGGGCACCAAGTTCGCAAGCCAGCAATGCAGCCGAGGCAAAACGAGCATGATGACCAACAACTACAAACTTAATTCCCATCGACGTTTACCTTTGGCTTTGGCCTACAGTCGCTACAGAATTTGAAAGGAGGCTTAACTTTTATTCCGCAACGGTGGCATTCAAAAGGGTTTCGGGGGCTACGGGGGGCGAAAACAATAATCAAGATGGCCATTACGGTAAGGGTAAAGAAAATCACCGTTCCCATTACTACCTCACTTGTGCATCCACCAAGCGTATTCTTTGCCAATACCATCAGTCTTAAAAACTGTATGGATAGCAGGACCGGTGACAATACGATCGCCAAACGATTTTGCGACGATGCCATAAGCGATCATGTCCCCCACCGCGGCGCCAGCCTGTTCTTTCTTCCAGAAACGATAACTCTCGATTCGGTAGTAGAGGCGGATGATGCCATGGGCGAATGCCATCACATCTGCGCGAGTTCCACCCAGAAGCCCGGCATTGAGCATCACATCATTACGATGCTGATCGAGAAACTCCTGATAAATGCGCTCCGGATGATTCCGCTTTGCCCAGGCGTCGGCGTATGTCTTCGGTTCTGAACCGACATAAACCTTGCCGGGCTGCATTTCATCCCACGGCGCGCGAAGCATTTCGACATCAGTACCATCGGTGCACCAGACCAACCTATACTCCGGGTGATCGCGCAGGTGCTGCCAGATGTGCAACCAGCGCCGGAAGTAGACGTTCATCTTTACATCAGGAACCCGGCATAGTTCAACGTCAGCCGGGGCCGTCTGCAGTTCATCCACCAGCGCGATACGCCCACACTCTCGAAGCGAAGCGGCCCATTTAGCCAGCATGTCAGGCGAGGCCGTCAGTTTAGTAGCACGCTGCGGGTCAGGCTGACTGGTGAGCAGCGTTGTGATTACCACGTCGCGTTGCTGCCTGTATTCGGCGTAACCGGTGTAGCCGTTGTCACGCCTCTCGTTGTGAATACGAACATTGCGCTTTACCTGCTCTTCACGATCCGGACGCGGTACCGAACGTTCAACCTGCTCGTGTTCGTCCAGTGAATGAATGAGCTTATCCGAGCCAACCACATCGGCGAACGCCCATGTCGTCAGCCCTGCATTGTGTATGCGCAGGGCAAGGTCACTATGCTCATACATGCCGCGTCCGTAGACCGAATCGAATCCGCCAACCTTCTCAATAGCGCTGCGATGGTAATACAGCATCACACCGCGCTGCCCGGTATAAGCTACATGCCGATCGTCACGGTAAAGGACCGCGAGATCATTCAGCTTGCGTGGGCCAGCCAGATCGAGGAACTGGTAAGCCAAGTGCGGTTCGGGGGATTCGATGTAAGGCAGGTGCCAGTTATCGGCAACAGGCCAGGCGTCATCGTCCCACAGAAAAAGGTGCTCACATCCGGCATCCATCAGAGCAGAAAGACTGGCGTTCTTCGAGGCAACAATGCCGAGTGATGTTTCATGACGAAGCAGCTGCACGCCGTCGGGCACTACCGCAGCAGATCTTGAACCATCATCAATAATAACCACCAGCGCGCCGGCTGGCAGATGCTTCATGTGCTGTTCGAGAGCTCTCTTCAGAACGTCTGCACGCTGGTGTGTCGTTATTGCAATGCCGATCCGCAATGAATGTACGCTGGCGGGTGCATACGGGACACCATCAATAGTGACCTGCATATTTACTCCAATAAAAAAGCCACTGGCAAATGCCCGTGGCTCGCAATTTTAATATTTAAGGCTTTGTCGAATTGGCATTCGCCTCGCTTATGGGATATTTCCCATGCCAAATGCTTAAGATAAGTTTAGATTGAGGATATAAAGAATATGCTTTGCATACACTCATGATAATATCGAGTTTCCTGCTCATGAGGGTTTATTTTTTTGACATATCAAAAATCTCTATCTATTAAAATCACGATCGATTTTAAGGATATGACAAAAGCCAGCGTCGAATTTTCACTCGTCAAAATAGTTACAAAAGAGTATTGGCTGCCTCAACTATCTCGTGCGAGTTTAGCTCTCTATCTGCGGCAACGTAGATCTCAATATGAGGGCCAGCTACTAAATGAATGCCGGCAAACATAATCTTCAAATTAGCTTCTCTTCCGCAACTGTATTCTCGATTTATGAGTGTTGCACCGTCTACCACATCTTCTACGACTGCGGGTAGTGAATTGAAAAACACTAGTACTTTTTTCATAAAGCAAAAGCCTATTTGAGGAGAAAAGGCCACGCATTGCGTGGCCTTTGTTTAAGCTTACCTGGACTTATGTACAGTTAAACACAGGAGCCACCTGGTGCATCCCCGCGCGGCCAGCTAACCGGGCTCTGTAACTAGTGTTAACTTGAAAACAGAACTTACATCAATCATAGCATTTAATAGGTTTAACCAATCCAACAAACACTTACGATCGCCAAAACCGATTAATATAGGGAATATATCCTCTTTTCGATACCATATAGCGCAAAAGCGATATATAAAACCACAAAATACTACTTAAATTAGATTTAAATTTTAAAATTTTGAAAACATATGGAATAAAAATCCATTTTTTGATGATTAAACTAAAAAATCCGTTAGAGGATGATAGTTTTTTTTCAAAAAATTCTTACCTATGCTTGAACCTTTTTCGTTCCGTTCAACGGACTGAGATTTTGTGATTAAAGTATTTTCGAGAGCTCACATAAGCGTCTGTTCAAAAGATCAAACTAGAAGTAGAAATTATCCTTAGGGGTAGATAGTGCTGCTGTTGTGCTTATGTCTGATAAATACCATAACGAGGAATAAATATTTCTTGTGCATTTTTCCACCGCTTACGCTTGTTGTATCATAGTAACACGCCATACTCGGTGCTCTGCCAGCCCAGGGGTAGAATCACAATGTCTGAACGTTGTTGTCATAATTATAAAAAAGTCTCATGATCTTTTCTGACTAGCCCTCCAGATGGAGGTTTTTTTATCTCAGATACTGCGTTTTGATATAGTCCTGTCAGTAAACAACCTGCTTCGTTACTGTTTCGATTCGATTCTGAGGGAAAAATAATTGTGTTCGTAATAGTCAACTTTAACAAGCCACCACTTTCTTGTTAGGCATACATTAGTAACCCATCACCGCAATAAACCTTTTCAAAGACCAAGAGTGGTGATGAAGTCGCAGAGATTACTACTATCAGGATCATCAATTTAATGAATCGGCAACAGTGAATTTGTGATTAGTTAAAGTTGTCTGCTCCTGCTATAACATTCTTGAAGGATACTACTTATCACATGAAACATCTTTTTACTGGCAGCTACGATGTCGCTGCTGCCACTTTTTATTTAAGCTCCCCCAGAATCTTGCCCCAGTATCACCTCAGTTAACACACTGACTCTTGATGTAATCCTGCAGATACTTCACTTGCCCGGTGATAGTTCCGATTGCGTCCCGGAGACGCCAATAATCCCGTTCAGCATCCCCTGTAAGTTTGGGGGTGGTAGCATCGCCCAGGCCGCTGGCGAGGGACGTTCCGTTTCTGGAGCAGGTGGCGTTGAGCTGCAACCGACGCTTACCAGCAGCAACATCGCGTTCAAACTGAGCAATAGTGGCTTTCGCATTTTCCAGTTCTCTGGTGTATTTGGCATCGAGCGCGGCCACGTCACGCTGGCGCATACGCATGTCGATAATCGTGTCTTTCGCCAGGCTAAGTGCGCTGGTGGCCTTGTCACGCTGATCTTTGTAGGCATTAGCGTTATCGCGGTAGTGGTAAACTAAAAACGCCTGCGCACCTATCACTGCGGCAACCAGCAAGGGCAGCCAGAGCTTTTTCCCCAGCGTTGTGAATGTTTCGATCATGATGTTGCCTCGCTGACTTTGCCACCAGCAGCTTTGAACCTGGCGATCAGGTTATCGGCCTTATGTTCGAACTGGCCGTAACCCGCCCCGGGAAGAGATGCCCAGATATTGCTGCAACGGTCGATGGCCTGACGAATATCACCCTTATCAATGAGCGGTAGCGCTCCACGCTCTTTTATTTGCTGCAGTGCCACTGCATCCTGGCTGGCAGGGGAGAAATCATTCAGGCCGAGCTGTATGCGGTACGCATCCCAGTAGCGGGACAGGAGCTGATAACGACCGGCGGCCGTGGATTTTAGTTTCGGGTTAAGCGTAACCAGTTTGCGGGGGTGATCCGCATAGCTGGTAAACAGCGTACCACCCACAATCACGTCATAACCACGATTGCGGGTGGGTTGTCCAGGCTTGTCGGTACCTTCTGACCAGGCCAGCATATCCAGAAACGCTTTGCGCTGCGTATTTAATGTCTGCATCACTCTGGCCTCAGAACGTAGAACAGCCGCGCCACATTACCCCGTGCCCTGAACACGGCGGCGCAGATGATTAAGTTGATGGTGACGGTTGCCCAGTGGGCGTGGAAATAGAAATCGAACAAGAAGCGGAACGGCACCGAGGCATACGCCAGGATGATCAGGTACGCCAGCCAGGACGCCCACCAGTTATGTTTTCCGCCCGGCTTACGGAACATCATCAGGCGCAGAACAATCGCGGTGCATGTCATTACGTTGGTCAGCACCAGAGGATCACTTATTACCATTGGTTCCTCCTCTCCACCTTTGCAATAACGTCAGCGGGTCCTGCTCGCTGAAAAACGTGAGTGTCTTGATAGCAACGGCGGACAGGAGCACCGCGCCCAGTGCATCAAGCGGCTTGTCGTTGTAACTGGTCATGCTTGCGAGCCAGGAGCCCACCAGCCCGGAACCATATACTCCGGCAAAATAGGAAACGATGAAGTATGCAGATCGGCGGAAAATCGTCAGGTCTGCTGCAGTGGCCACGTAGAAAACGGCACCAGCGAACGCGCCGAACACGACACCATAATCAGTGCCGGTCAGCAATCCATAAACGCTGGCCCCCGTTAATGCACTCGCAGCTGCAACAGATCCGGATACAGGTTCGGACATTTAGCCCCCTCGTCATTGCTGTGGATCCTCTCAGATGAGGGGAAATAAAAAAGGCCCGCTCGTAAGAGCAGGCCTATAAGAAAACAATTAGGTGCGGTGCCGGGTGCCTCCCGGTGAGCCTGCGCCAGTACGCAGAACCCGCGATGCATATGTGCATATCCTGGATCGCCCCACCGCACAGGGGGATTCACCACATCAATACATTAATTCGAATTCATCATCTTAGTCAATGGTCAGCCATCAAGGACTCGCCCCCAAATCGCATAGGCAGAAACTCCTTGCTCATGCCAGTTGAGCTAATAGCGGATAAAAAAAGACCAGCGATTGGGGCGCTGGTCAAGGATGAGAGGTGGCCGCTACTATTGTAACTGTCTCATCATAAAAAGTACTGCCATGTGTACTCTTTTATTCGTTTTGAATAATAGCCAGCGACCGAGTTTGATGAAAATAACATAATGAAATTTTTTCTAAAATCTCACTTTTATCACAATTTGTGAAAGGCACCTGCGGGTGCCCTTTACAAAGTGTTATTTGCTGGCTTTAACAAGCGGCCAGAGTAATACGATAGCTCCAGCCACCAGCACGCCGTCTGCCAGGATCGACATCATTTTTCCCGTGAAGTCGATCGCCACCACCAGGAACAGCAGTACCGCAGCGGCTGCCCAGCGGAGCTTACCGATCACAGGTACTGATCCAGCGGCAACTGAAGCGCCTGCGCGATTTTCTTCAGCTGCACCTCTTCTTCCTCACCGATCCCATCATGATCGGCAATGTCCAGGCAGAGGCAGAGAACATTAACGGCATCGTCAGTACCAGCCACCTCTGCCAGTTCACGCAGTGCCTGGGCATTAGCAGAACGCGGCGATGCTTCGTAACGCGCGCGAATGTTGCTGCTCATCTGCGCGATCTCACCGGCGAACGGCGCGAATACTGGTAATGCTGAGATGGTTTTCTCCAGCACGGCGATTTCTTTCGCATCACAGATACCGTCTGCATATGCTATGGAGTAAGCGCCCCACACAGTAGCTTCGACCGCATCGCGATTTTCCATTTTCTTTACTTCGACAACGGCTTTACGGGCTTTCTTTTTGAAGATACCAAACATGGTGACTTTCCTTTTAGGGGATGAGCCAGCGCTCAGAAATGGTCGGCCCACAGAGAGGGTCACACCGACCATCACTCTGGCTCACCTCTGAAAGGCTCTGTGGTTGAAGTGCGCCGAGCGTGGCGCGGAGAATTGCTGGCATAAAAAAACCCGCTCGGAAGCGGGTTTAGTAACGCTGGATATATAACGCCCATCGTTGGAAAAAGCCTAACCGCATTTTCCGAATTTTGCAAGCATTGTGTAGCTAAAATTCAAAATAATGCTTCTATCTTGTTACTTTGCGTAAAAGTTTCTCCGCATAAGCTTCTTCCTGCCAGCACTTTGTTACCAGCTTATCGATGACTTCAGCATAACCGCTATACCACTGGTGTTTTGTCAAATCCGGCACCAGTCGTTCCACAACCGCGCGGGCCAAGCTGGTGGGAACACGACTGAAGCGGTGACCATTGCAGCGACCGCAGATCTTCTGCACTGGCACGCCATGCAGCTTGGTACGCTTCTCATCAAGCACGATACCTTTACCTTTACAACCGCGGCAGGCGGTGCTGACCTCTCCTTTCCCGTTGCAGTGTTCGCACAGTTCCTCTACCACTTCTTGTTTTACCTTCGCTTCAACGCCTCTCACACCGGGATGCTTTACGACGTCCTGAAGGGAACGGCGAACACCCTCCCCGCTACAGTGTTCACACACAACTTTACTGGCGGCAGATCGGGAATAATCAGCGTACGCGAACCGGACCAGACAGCCGACGATTTCATGCCGTGCTTTATCGCTAAGCTTATTCAGCACAGGGTTTCTCAGCGCCAGCGCGTAATTAAACAGGCCTTCTATAGCAGGCTGTGGATCCTGGATCCCCATTTTGGCTAAGAAGAGATTAAATCCGAGTGAAGCCTGAGCCTGAACAAAGCCCTGGGCGGCCATCACATCGGTGATCGTCAGCGCGTCTCCGCCGGTGGCTGGCGTCTCGTCGTTCAGCTTCGGTGATTTCGGGGAATAAAATTTAGATAATGATTCGAGGTTCATCGCGGTCTCCACTCCGTTTACGCCAGTACGCCGATCGCCAGCGCGCGGTCTAATGTCTTCAACAGCAGCTCGGGCTGCGTGCCATATTTTTCTTCAAACGCCTTCATGTCAGCGTGCAACTCGTCGTGATGCGCTCTGCACAGCGGTATCACGAACAGGTCATGCGCTTTGGTGCCCATTCCGCCCTGACCGTAGCCAATGACGTGATGGGGATCGTCAGCAGGACTGCTACAGCAGGCGCACGGCTGCGCCTTTACCCACCTGGTGTATTTCTCGTTCTCCCAGCGCTTACGCTTCGGGCGTCGCATAAAGGATTCCGGCGAATCCGGATCGATACGCAGTGCCAGCACCTGCTTCGCCTTTTCCTCAATGATGCTGGTGGCCGCCGGCGCCGGTACCAGCTCGCTTTCGCGATACACCGACGGCATGGTCGCCACCGGCAGGCGCAACGCGTGGCGCGCCAGCTCTTCGGGAATAACGTCAGCCAGATCGTTACGCACCAGCCACCAGCACAACTCCGGGATCGTCAGCTGGTGGGTATCATCAAAGCCCAGAGCCATTCGTACGAACTCAATGATCCACTGCGCCAGGTTCGTCCGGGCGATGCCCGCCAGGCGCTCGGTAGACTGGCCTCGCAGTGTGTTATCGCAGTGCCAGCAGACGCGGATCACGCCGGGCGCATGATGAAATGCCGTCACGTTTTCCATGTGATAGGTGCCGTGCGGATACTGACATTCACCGCCGCGCATCAGCCAGTTTTCCAGCCCAGACATGCCGCCGGCGCGCGCGATCACCTTCTCGTTTTCAAACACCGGTACCAGCATCGGATCTTCTGCCAGCGGCTGCGCGGCGGGCGGGATTTGCCCGGACGGTAACCCGGCCAGACGTTCCGGTTCGTTCTCCAGCAACATGCGCCCGCGGCTGAAGTGCGCCAGCAACTCTGCTCCGGGACGGAACATCACCACACCAAGCTCCCGGACAACGACCGGTTTGAGCAGTGCCCTCATGCCGCTTTTCCTTTCGCCAGATGTTCAGCCCATAGGCCGCCGATCCACTTGATGCCTTTTGCCGTAAAGCGCGCTTGGCTGAATGCGTGATTGGTGGTTGCTGAAGTGCCGGTTTTAACTTCGAACCGACCGAGATCGATATGCTGATGATGAGGTGTCAGCGTGCCCGCCAGCCGGTACATAATGTTGTTATCGATGAGGAACAGGCGGAACTCTGGCTCTTTGGCACCGAGCAATTTCGCCACCTGACGGAACGACATGGATCCGCTGGCAGTACAGTAGCGATCTACAAACTCCACCTTCGGCGCCGCAGCGGCCAGCTCTGCCGTCAGCTTCTGCTTTTGCTCTGCCAGATCCGCAGCGAGGCGAAGCGCATCAGGCAGAGATTGTGGCACAGGGATTTGCTGCGTCTGTTCGAGCTCCTGCCAGCGGTCAACCAGACGCGCGGTAAATTCGGGCGACAGCTGCGCCACAACGACATAACTGTCACGCTTGTTCACCAGGTAAACGGATACCGTCTGATTGAGGTGATTTTTAACATCCGCCAGTGGCGGAAGTTGAATAATGCTTCGCTCAGCCAGGCGTTCGATTGATCGCTTAACATCGTCGTGGCGAGACTCCACCAGATCGGCAATTTCACGGCTGGACATCGTCAGCGCGCTGGTTACGTTGATTAACTCGTTCATGCTCTTCTCCACTTATTCGGCGACTGCACTCGCCACGGTTTCAAATTTGCTGATCGTGATTTCTACCCTTCCCTTCTTTATCACTGGCCCCCATTCCACCAGCATACGTTTTACCTGGCTGTCGTCCTCCCATACACCAGCGTGCGTCAGCGCGTCGAACAGCGCTTTGTTGTAGTTATCGATGTCCCGGCGGCGGGCGTCCGGCGGGTACAGCATGATTTCAACCGCAGCGGCTTCCGCTGACGGCTTAGGTAAGCGGCGCAACTGCTCAATGATCGCCGCGCAGGCATCGCTTTGATATTTGCGCCCGGAGGCGCTGATGAGATGGCGCCCGGCCAGCGGCCCCTTATTCGGGGCGCGCCAGTAGGTGTTAACACTCGGCGGGAATGGCAGCGTCAGTTTCATACGGCAACTCCGCGCATTTCGAGGAAGGCGATCGCTTCTTCCCGGGCATCTTTCTCGCCAGCCACCAGCGAGCGCAGTAATGAGATAGCTACATCCTCTGCGCTCTCGCTGTTAATCGAGATGCCCCGGCTTACACCCGGCACCAGGGTGATCACGCCTTTACGCTGGAGTGCGCGCAACATGTCAGTGGCCGCGTTCGGTGAGGATGCCCCCATAAGGTCGGCAACTTCTTTCTGCGAAGGCGGGTAGCCGTGCGTTTTCTGGAAAGCCACCAGCAGATCGAGCACTTCGCGCTGGCGAACGGTTAAAGGTTTATTTCCCACTGCTCATCCCTCCGAGAACTGCAACGATGTCATTTGCGGTTTCACGCGTGCTGCTTTTGCTGGATATTGAACGGCGGGCGCGAACGTGATGCATCGCAAAGCCATGCTGCGCGTAAAGCTCGGTGATACGTGGTGCGCTGGAGTTACTGATCACAACTGCGGCGCCACGCTGGTGGGCGGCAACGCAACACTCTGCCAGCGCGACCTGATCGTCCCAGTTAAATCCGCCAGGAGCGTAGTTCGTGAAACCGTTGGTGCCTGGTAAAGGCTCGTAAGGTGGATCGCAGTAAACGACATCACCCTCACCAGCAAGCGACAGTGTGCGGCGGTAACCCGCGCTCATGAATACGCAGTTATGCGCCAGCGCTGTAAACGCCTCGATCTCCTTTTCCGGGAAATACGGATTAGGGTACTTACCCCAACCGACGTTAAATTTACCTGCGAGGTTGTACCGGATCAGCCCGTTAAAGCAGTGGCGATTCAGGTACAGGAAAGCGGCGGCGCGCTCCGGCCCGCCCAGCAGCTGCGCGTTGAACTCGTCAGCAACAGCGGTATAACCTTCAGCGCTGTTCATAAAGCCAAACAGCAGGCGGGCATGCCGTAGCACGGCCTCCGGCGCCACGGCCAGCATCTGATAGAGGTGGATCAGGTCCGCATTAACGTCCGCCAGCAGGAAGGAACTGTGCTTAACGGAGTTGATGAACACGGAACCGCCACCCACAAACGGCTCAATCAGTCGCAACCCGGCAGGGATCAGACGATCAATATCAGGCAGTTGATGGTATTTGCCACCAGCCCATTTCAGGAACGGACGCTGCCAGGTGCGTGAAGCTGACGCTGCTGATTCACTCATCCCCGGAACCCCTCAGGAATCTGCGAGTAATCGACGTTGTCATAGCTGGAACGGGCCACCATGGTGCTGACCCATTGCCCGTTTTCACGAACCGGGCGCCCGGCTTTTTCCCAGCTCGCCGCCGCCTGCAGATACGCCGGGAATTTTGTCGGCTGAAACAGAGTGGTAGGACGAAGGTATTCTGCCATTTTCAGGTCCTCGCCCCACTTCGCTGTGCTGTAGTCAACGACCAGCACCAGCTCGTCACGGGTAAAACCCTCACTCAGCCGGGCACGAATGTTCTCCAGGGAGGATTTGCAGACCTGGTACCGGGATCCGGTTTTCTGGTTCAGGTGGGTTAAAACCTGTTTGGCCTGATCAGTGATTAAAACTTCACGGTCGGGTTGCCCTGCAACCTGACAAGAGGGTTTTGGTTTTACTTGTGGATCTGTAGTTGATTTTACTGACGGATCCCCACCAGATTCTGACGGGTCAAAACTGCCGCCAGCGCTGTTTTTTGACGCCTCAAATTTTGAGGGGTCAGATTTTGATGCATCAGATTTTGATGCATCAGATTTTGATGCGTCAGAATTTGACGGGTCAGAATCTGACAGGTGAGAGAATGCAGCGGCCTGGAGCTTTGCCACGTTCAACTGATAGACGTTCGACGCGTTGCGGTTTCCCTGACGGCGCTGTTTGCGCGAAAGCCAGTTGTCTTTTTCCAGTTGCGCGATCGCAGTACGCACGGTGCTTTCACCCGCACCAATCTGACGGGCTATGGTGCCGATGGAAGGCCAGCTGATACCCTCGTCGTTACTGAAGTCAGCCAGTCGGGCCATAATCGCCACGCTGGAGAGCTTCATGCCTGAAGCGGCGCATGCATCCCAGACGTAGCCGGTTAATTTAGTGCTCATGATCGCCCTCTATTTCCCTGAACTTTCGCTGGAACTGTTCGAGCGGGCTGAAACATTCGCCGTACTCATAACCTTTTCGCAGATAGATAACGCGCCGGGTTTCTGGCTCCCATCTGATGACCTGGACGGGAATGCCGTGGTGGTCTTTGAACCATCGGTTGAGTTCACGCATAAAGCTTTCGCCCTCCGGTAATACACACCCACGATTGCCCGCGCGCGGCTGTGGTTACACGCCACCCAGCGGTTTGATATTCTGCGTTCATACCGAAACAGCGGCTGTCCCGGCACCGGGATCATCCGCAGTTGCGGTAAGCGGCAAATAGCCGTTAAACTGTTCATGCGTTAGTTCTCCACACGTTTACGAAACGCCACGGCGCCCGGAGCTGCACACTCGCGGGCGTCACTCTTTTCTGGCGCACAGAAAATCCGATACAGCAGCGTCAAATGCTCCTGCCACTTCGCCATAACCTGATAACTGTTCTCTTCGATTTGAGCGCGTTCCGCCTGGTCAATGACACCGTCAGCTGTCGCTTTGCGAACGTATGACGAGTGCTTGCCGATCCACTCGATGGATTCCATCAGACGTTGATTAATATCGGCGTTATCCACGTCTTCAATTTCCACCAGCGGTACATTCACGCTATTCGACTGGCGAGAAACGGCATCGGCGATGAATTTCTTACCGCTCGCCTGCTGGAGGACCATTGCCCAGCCCATCGGGAAGATCTGATCGCCACCTGCACGCAGACGGTTGAACAATGCATCTTCTGTTACGCCCAGCCATTCAGCTGCTTCGGCGTAACCGCCAGGAAGTTCTGATATGGTTTTTTTGATGGCGGTCACCAGCCATGCAGGCTGCTTTTCTACCTGCCAGTGTTTGTTATCCACGGTTAACCCCTTAATACTGTGGTTACTTTTGTTAGTGCTGAAGGTTATAGTTTCGGGTAGATGTCAGGTCGTAAATCAGATTTGGTAATTGCACCTGCAGTGATTTCTTCGAGCTTTTTGGCAAGCGCGAAACCTGCCTTTTTGTAGCCATTAAAAACCAAGCGCAGATACCCAGGAGTAGACTTGACGCTTTCCGCTAATTCCCACTGCTGCTCTTTGGATAAAGAGTCCCAATACTCTTTCATAATATGTACCTCCTGTGTACATATTACACGAATAAAATGAACCCACAAGGTACTTGTACCCATAAGGTACACAATGTTTAATTCTGGGATGAAAACGATTCAAGAAATTAGGCGGTTAAACGCCCGAAAACTGCGTGATGGTGTAGGTGGAAATACTTATTTCGCTACCATGATCGACAGAGAACCCACCCAGACCAGCAGGTTCATGGGGGAAGGTGCGTCTAAAAATATCGGCGATGCAATGGCTCGCCATATTGAAAAGTGCTTTGATTTGCCGTTAGGTTGGTTGGATCAGGAGCATCAAACTACTAACGTCGCAAAAAACCCTGATGTATCAGACACTAATAGGAATATTACATTAGTTCCGGTTATTTCCTGGGTGCAGGCAGGAGCATGGACGGAAGCTGGCTTTGCTGAGGTCGATTTGAGCAGCGTAGAAACTTATCCGTGCCCTGTGCCGTGCGGACGCATGACGTATATATTGCGTGTTATTGGGGACTCAATGATCGATGAGTACCGTCCGGGAGATATGATTTTTGTAGATCCTGAGATCCCGGCAAGTCATGGTGATGATGTCATTGCGCTTATGCATGATTCCGGCGAGACGACGTTTAAGAGGTTGATCGAGGATGGCGGCAATAAGTATCTGAAAGCATTGAATCAAAGTTGGCCCGAACCATATATTAAGATTGACGGTAATTGCTCCATCATTGGCACAGTTATTTTCTCAGGTAAGCCTCGAAGATACTTACAGAAAGCGTAATGTGATTCCGAAACCCGCTGAAGCGGGTTTTTTTATGCTTGACAATGTACCACCAAGGTACATAATGTACCTGAAAGCAACAGCGAACAGGCAGGACGCCCACGAAGTAGCCGCCGGTGGCGTATGAATGACCGGATGATTCGCAAGCAGGAAGTTTCGGGAGGGGTTGCGGTTTGGAGTGACTACCAAATCAAAGCGCTCACCTGGTGAACACGGTCCCGTCCAACCCACGGGCACCAGCTACGGAATACCGTAGGGTTGCCGACTAGTCATCGGCACCCCGCCCGAAACTCCCTGTGATCCAAAAAAATAAAACGTGGTAGTTGCTTGGCGGCGTCTGATCTTATTTTCCCGTGAGGACGCCGCACTTTTTTACACAACTGAAAGCGCGCTCCATTCACTCCTCTTAGTGTCTGGTCGTTAATGCAAACTCCGCGGAGCGCGCTTCCAGTTGTGTGGAGAACTTACCAGGCGGTTGCAGCCGCCCGCTTCACTAAGTGCCCTGCCCGGGTGCTTATTAAAGCGAAGCCCTTTAAATCATCGCCAGCTGGCGAGGGATTCCTGTAACCAAAATTCGACGCGGTGCAGCGCGAAATAACACGGAGAACTAACGATGTCCTTTATTCAAACCCTGAGCGGGAAGCATTTTGATTACCTGAACGCGCAAACAGACGATGTTGATATTGAGGACATCGCCACTGCCCTGTCCAATATTTGCCGCTTTGCCGGTCACCTGCCGGAGTTTTACAGCGTGGCGCAGCACTCCGTTCTGTGCAGCCAGATAGTGCCGCAGGAATACGCCTTTGAAGCACTGATGCATGACGCCGCTGAAGCGTATTGCCAGGACATCCCCGCGCCGCTAAAAAGGCTGCTTCCAGACTACCGCCGGATAGAAACGCTCGTTGATGATCTCATCCGCTCTAAGTTCGGGTTGCCCCTGCATCAGTCCGACCTGATCAAATATGCAGATCTCACCATGCTGGCGACCGAACGCCGCGATCTGGAGCTTGATGATGGTACGCCCTGGCTGATCCTTGAGGGCATTCCCGCGTCTGATCTGATTCAGGTTGTTCCACTCCGCCCGGGACAAGCCTATGGCCTGTTCATGAAGCGCTTCAATGAACTGAGCGAGGCGCGCCAATGAAAGAGCAACTGGCAAAAATGACCATCATTGAGCTGGTCAGAACGGCGCACAGCTACTCCACCAGCATCAAGCAGACCGGCGTTTATTCTGAACTGGTACGGGAAATGGCCTCTCGGTTGGAGGCGCTAAATTTGGCGCACATAGGTGCGATTACTGCACTGAGTAGCACAGAAAAGGATCGCGATCAGCTGGCCTCTGAGAACGTATCTTTGAAAGACGAAAATGAGTATATCCGTAATCGTTTTAAAGAGACTGACCGCTTATTTGGGAAAAACATTTTGGTTATGCAGGCGGCGATCATCGATTGGCGTGCAACCAGTGATGCAAAGAACGGCATGGCGTGGATCTTCAATACCCTGCTTGGCCCAGGCGAATTACCTGATGAGGCGGAAAAAGACGCACAGGAATATTTCGACCGCAAATATGCGCCAATCGATGCAGAGCTAATGGAGCTTTACGGTTGGTTTTTGGATCGTCAAAAGCGTTTGAAAGCAAAGCAGACCGCTGAAACAAGCATCTTGCAAGCCGAAGGGAAATAAGGATGGCCAAATCACGCATGAAATACATGCTCCGCGCATGGAATAAAGAGCTGAAATTGCCGGATTGGGACATGGGGAACCGTAAACACCGCAAATCGTGCGCCCGTGATTTTGCCGGGGCCAGCGTCGAAGGAAACGAGCCGATCACCTGTCAGGCGGATGCGGATGATCAGCTGGCAGAAGAACTGACTTACTGGGGAGAGTGAGTATGCGCAACACAACCGTAAAGCTGTATTTGAATAAAACAGCCTGTACGCTGTTGAAGAGTGAGAAATAAGCATGACTCAACTGACCAATTTAAATATCAATGCCGTCTCTGAATTAAAGCCGGGCTACACGCTGGGCGCGGCTGATGTAGCGCTGTTGCAGGAAATGGCCCGCCTCCTGCTGGCTGCCGAAGCGCAGGAGCCGGTAGCCTGGACAGACGCTCAGGAGCTGCGCGACGTAGAACAACACGGATGCGGGTATCTGTTCACCGTGAATCCTATCACGCCCAACGCAGACCCGCGCCGCGTCATTAAGCTATATGCCGAACCACAGACCGTCGCGTTGCCTGATGACATACCGCCTCATGTACTGGATGCGATAAGCGATATGTGCGATGGCGGTTTCGACGCGCAAGGTATATGGGATTTATGCCGCGCCGCCATGCTCAACGCCTCACAGGAGCCAACCAAATGAACCACTTAATGATTGACCTCGAAACCATGGGCAACAAGCCCACGGCCCCAATCATCGCGATTGGTGCTGTTTTTTTTGAACCCTCTACCGGCGAGCTGGGACCGGAATACTTTGCCGTTGCTGATCTGGAGTCGTCTATGGTTTTTGACGCGATTGCCGACCCCAGCACTATTTTGTGGTGGTTGAAGCAAAGCGCTGAAGCGCGAGCGGCAATAACCAGTGACAACCGGGTTCACATCACCAATGCCATCGGCGGGCTTGTTCGACTGATTGATGATCATTGCGTTCCGGACAGCCTGCAGGTTTGGGGGAACGGGGCAACTTTCGATAACGTCATTCTGAGGGCGACCTTTGAGCGCCACGGTTTTCACTGCCCCTGGCAGTTTTGGAATGATCGAGACGTGAGAACGATGGTGGAGCTTGGGCGCGCGGTGGGCTTCAACCCGCGATACGAAATACCTTTTGAAGGCGTTTTGCATAATGCCCTGGCTGATGCCCGGCATCAGGCAAAGTACGTTTCGGCAATCTGGCAACTGTTAATTCCTGCCACCAGCCAATAATGTTAAACGCCCGGGTGCAGCCGGGCTAAGTGGAGAAAACTATGCTGAACCTCGATTGTGTACCAATCTCGACTTATTGCAAAGAAACTGGCGAGTCGCCTGAGGCCATAAACAAGCGTATACAGCGTGGCGTTTGGCTGGAAGGTGTTCAGGTGCTGAAAGTGGAAGGCGTTAAGGAAAGATGGATAGATCTTAGTGAGGTCGCTAAATGGGCAAGACAGAATCGCCAAAACTTCCGCGCGGCGTGACCGTAAGGAAACACAGCCAGGGAGAGACGATAAATATAACTTTCACATACAAAGGGGTTAAGTGTCGTGAACCCCTTTCCAATCTGGAAGTGAACAGTAAAAACCTCAAATATGCCGAGCGGACACTGGGCGAAATCCACAATAAAATTGAGCGCGGTACCTTCGTATATGCTGAGTATTTTCCGCGATCAGCACGATTAAAAATATTCGGTAATGCTGCTGCCGGTAAGACTGTCAAAATGTACCTTGATGAATACATTAGCATATGTGAGACGCGAAAATTATCACCTTCTACGATCGGTGGTTATAAAAAATGCCGGAGTGCACTGGCTGCCTTACATTCATTCCCGACCAGTGAGTTGACTCCAGCTGCGATGAAAGCATGGATACAAAGCCGGACAACAACTCTGAAAACCATACGCAATCAGCTGTCGTTCCTGCGTTCTGCGCTTGATGAAGCCGTTACCGATGGCGTACTGCAAATTAACCCGGTATCTCTGGTAACCGCATCGCGCTACCAAAGTGATAAAACAAGTGCTGACAGCGATTACATTGTCGATCCGCTTTCCCCCGCAGAGGTGGATGCTCTTTTGTCTGCCGCTGGCAACAAGCAATGGGAAAATCTGTTTATGTTCGCCATTCAGACGGGGTTACGCAGCTCAGAACTCTGCTCACTGCGCTGGCGCGATATCGACTTTATCGGCAAAACGGCCCACGTGCAGAGCGCGAGCGTTGTCGGCGTTATTAAGGGAACCAAAACAAAAGCTGGAACTCGTAAAGTCGAGCTCAACGATTCGGCTATGGCGGTACTCGCGTCCCAGAAGACCTTCACATTTATGAAAGACGCAACCATCTTTGAGGATCCGAAAACAAATAAGCCATGGGCGAGCGCCGATGCAATACGAAAAAAAGCATGGGTGCCCACTTTACGTAAGGCGGGGATCCGGTACCGAAATCCGTACCAGACCCGTCATACTTTTGCGACTCGTCACATCAGCCAGGGGGCTAACCTTTTCTGGCTCGCTGGACAGATGGGGCATAAAGGTCCCGAGATGCTTTTCAGGCATTACGGATCCTATCTGAAGGAGTACGACGGCAACACCGAGAAAAGACCAAAGCTGGTCAGTGGCGGGACGTAAAAGGAGCCGTGAAGGAGCCGCGTAAAAATAAGCGGAATATAAAATATTATCTTTCAGTCTTTTATAAAAAAACGGACACGGGTTCAACTCCCGCCAGCCCACCAAAATTCTTTGTCGATGGTCACCAGAGCCTGAGATGAAGTCCTGAAAGCCCGTAAGGCATCAGCCCTGCGGGCTTTTTTGTGTCTGTCGTTGTCCGAGACGATCCGCCTGAATCCAGTAAAAATTGGTACACGTTTAGGTACACGCTATACTGTGGTCCATTAAACGTGTACCAATTATGGAAGGAATCCAGACATGGCGCGCATCACACGCCCCCTAACTAACAACGAAATTCTAAAAGCTAAACCCCGCGATAAAGACTTCACACTTCATGATGGTGACGGTCTATTCTTACTTGTCAAAACCTCCGGTAAAAAACTCTGGCGCTTCCGTTATCAACGACCGGGAAGCAGCAGCCGAACAAATTTGAGCCTCGGCTCATACCCTGCCCTTACACTGACAGCAGCTCGTAAGATACGCGACCAGCACTTAACCACGCTCGCGCAAGGCATGGATCCACAACAGCAACAGGAGCAAGCGTCAGAACAACGCCAGATTAAGTTAGACAGCATTTTTTCAACCGTGGCTGCTAACTGGTTCCAGATAAAAAGCAGAAGTGTCACAGAGGATTATGCAAAGGATATTTGGCGTTCTTTAGATAAAAACGTGTTCCCGGCAATCGGTGCGATACCCGTTCAGGAGATAAAGGCCAGAACGATTGTTGAGGCACTCGAGCCAATCAAAGCACGAGGGGCACTGGAGAGAGTTCGCCACCTGGTACAACGTATTAACGAAATAATGATTTATGCGGTTAATACTGATCTGATTGATGCAAACCCGGCATCAGGTGTCGGAATGGCATTCGAGAAACCTAAAAAGCAAGATATGCCGACACTGCGGCCAGAAGAATTGCCGAAGCTAATGCGCTCTTTGATGATGTCGAATCTCTCTGTTTCTACTCGCTGCCTGATTGAATAGTAACTCTTGACGCTCGTTCGCTCTTCTGAGGCTTCTGGTGCACGATAGGAAGAGATCGATCTAGATGCAAAGTTATGGACTATTCCGGTAGAGAGGATGAAAGCAAAATGACAACACATTATTCCTTTATCACCTCAGGCATTGGACATTCTTGAAGTAATGAAACCTATCAGTGCCCATCGTGAACACATTTTCCCAAGTAGAAATGACCCTAAAAAACCAATGAATAGCCAAACCGCAAACGCTGCGTTGAAACGAATTGGATATGGAGGGAAACTTGTTGCACATGGCCTACGCTCTATTGCAAGCACAGCTATGAATGAAGCCGGTTTCAATGCGGATGTTATTGAAGCAGCTTTAGCTCATTGCGATAAAAACGAAGTAAGACGTGCTTACAATCGTTCAAGTTACTTACTCAAAAGAATAGAGTTAATGAATTGGTGGGGAGAAAGCATTCATGAGAATAGTATCGCTAAACAATTACGGTAATCATTAATCATGCAAAATATAATCAATGACATCGACTTAGCATTAAAGGATGGAATACTTGGCTTCAATAATATAATTGAGGTTACCGAAGTTTTCTCATTATCATCTGGTAATAAAATCAACAATATTTTAACGCTAATGGTTGCTGAAAATATCAACAAACCGGCCGCCACTGGAGAAACTTTCTTAACACATAGACTGATTTCTATCAACCAACTTAAGAACTGGCGATTTGGTATTAAAAGATATTATATTGAAATTGATGAACTCGTTCGCAAATTAGAAATTTTAACTCAAGATGGAATCTGGGATGCAAATCAAAGCGAAATTACTAATCTAAAAAAAATAGATAAGTATTTTGTCTCGCCTAATTCATATGAGTTAGTATCAATTAATAATATATTAAAAAATAATTTCCATAATGGAAGTTATGTTTTTGAATGGTTCGATTTCGACAAAGAAAACCATCAAGAATTATTATCATCTCCTCAAGCATTAAAAAGACTATCTGATAGTATAAATGAAGTTCTACCTATATCCATTGCAAGTGTTTCAGATAGAATAGGGAATTTTTTACTGCAAATACCTAGCACTATTTTAATGGCTCGTTTTGGGCTAGAAAAACAAAATGAAATATACTCATTAAATTGTAGTATAGCTTGGCATAAAAATGCTCACAAAAGGGATCTGATAATAAATTGTCACTTAAGTGAAAATGATAACATCTGCGAAGGTTACTATACTAAAATTCTAAAAAGTGATGAATCTAATCTTTCATTACCAATAGTAAACAAACGTGCTCATATTGGTACTATCTGGGATCCAGAAAATAACTTTATACTAGCAAGAACCAGACCATCGGCCTTCATATCTCCTAATGCAAGAATTACAACTACAGTTTCAACATTTAAAGAAAGAGTTTTAACGAACAATGGAACATCTAAAGTAATTAGTGTATTAAAGCCAGAAAATAATGCAAATAAACCTCACCACGCAAAACCTATCATTAACTGGACGAAAAAAAGGATTTATGAAAATAGCAGCGCCGAGTTAAAGCAAAGCCGTAATTTTGTTCAATACAATTCAAAAGGAATTAATAAAAGCCAATCAAAAAGCGAAGCTCTTGAGGATTTGGTTTATTTAATCAACAAATATGGACAACGTGCAGTCTGGTTATGGGATCCTTATTTAAGCTTTCAAGATATATTCGACACATTATTAATGAACAAACACTCAGACTCCATTATGAAAGCAATTAGCTCATTAGAGTTGCCACCGGATTCAAATGAATTTCCGTCACGAGAAATTTATGAATCAAAGGCACTTCAGACCATAAAAGAATATAACAAAAGCTTTAATGCCTTACCTTTAGAGACAATTAAGACTTTAAATTTAGAGTTTAGATGTAAAACAGGAAGCAATGGATGGAGCTTTCATGACAGATTTATTATTTTCCCATCAACTGATTATCATTCGAATACTTTAGCTTGGTCTTTAGGTACATCAATCAACTCATTTGGCACGAGTCACCATATATTACAAAAAGTACAGGATGCGCAATTGATCGCTAATGCTTTCTTGGAGTTATGGGACTCTTTATCAGGAAATGATTGTTTAGTATGGAGAAATAGCAATGTTTAA